GAATTTTTAGTAGCCAACCTTATGAGTGAAGTAAATTCCAATGCACAGAACTCTAAAGATAAAATAGCTCATTTAAAAGAAGAAATTCGTCAACTAAAAGTTAAGATTCTCCCACCAGATATTAACACATCTAATACAACGTATACTATTATTGATGATAATACATTAATGACCGGTATGGATGCATTAAAAAACATGGGCAAGGATGCTGTTCCAGAGATTTTAGCCAAGCGTCCGTTTACTAGTTTTGAGGATTTCATTTTTAAAACAGATGGTCGCAAGGTTCGTGCTGACGCTATCCAAGCATTAGCAGCTAGCGGTAGTTTAGATTCATTCGGGTTTACGCGTAAACAGATGTACTTGTATACTTCTGATATTAAGAAGAAAATACAGGTGCATATGAAAAAACCAGAAGCTACTAGAGGGGAGTTTAAGTATCCGTGGCCAGAAGATGTAGGCGAGTGGTCAGTTACCGAATTACACGCAATGGAGCGGGAGTATCTAGGTGAGGGGTTAACTGGTACTAAATTTGAGGTATACAACGGATTCTTTACTAAAAGCGCTCCCAGTTTCAAGAAGATGTCTAAGATCCATCCCCCGCCTCCAGAGGATATGACAGAAAAGGATCAGCGTAAATACACCAAACATATCACTATGGTACAGGCGGAAGTGAGAAACTTCTTTGAATTCAAGGTTAAAAAAGAAGATAGTAAAATTCATGGTGAGGTGATGGCTAAAGTTGCTCTTAGCGATCCTTGGGGAAATCAAATGATGATGACGTGCTTCCCAGACGGGTGGGTGCATTTACAAAATAGAATTTCAGAACTTCTTAATAATAAATATAAATTTGATACTGGGCTTGGGTTATATATAAATGGAGAGCTTAATTGGTATGAAGGTGATATATCATTAATATTTGGGGATGTAGCGCGTTGTTGTCCGCCCCCGCAATTGCCAATTGACAGGGTAGCAAGGAAGGTTTCTATACGTAGTCCTCGAAAGAAGCGCAATGTAGATGATACAGAAAGGGACGTTTTACTAGAGGAAATAGAGGATGAGATGGTAGATAGCGGGTATGCCGATTTGGACGATGATGACGATATACAGGATGGGTTTGTATGAAAATTAAAGAAATAAAAGAGTGTCCTAAATGCAGATACCCAAATAATCTGCCGTGTTATGGCATTTATTTTCCTGGTGAAAAGTGTAGTGGTTGTGGATATGTAGACAAAGCAGCTAAAAAAATTAAAGATGCGGAAATTAAAGTAAGCCAAGCTAGGGTGAATAAAAATAAAACAAACCCCCTCTTTTTAAAAACATTAAGGATTGGAAAAAGTATAAGGATTAGTAATGAAATGTTTCAGTTGTCAAACAGATATTCCTCCAGAGTGGAAGGCGTGCATTCAGCACAACAAATGCCCAGCTTGCGGGGGAGAGATAATGAACAATTCCATGCAGGAGCTTTTGCAGGAGTTGGGAAACGCTATGCAGACTATGCCAAACGATCCTCAAGGAATAGCAGGTTGGTTACTGTCTAACTATGAGCTTCGTAAAATTGGCACAGGGGAACCAGTTAATGAGTTTTATGGCACGCCTAAACCACAGCAAGGGAGATCTGCTGGGGCACCCACTCCTGGTACATTAAAAGTACCCGAGAACAGAATCCAGAAATTTTTTAAACAGGCAGGGATTAAGCAGGTTAAGAAGCCTGAAGATTATGCAGAATTAGTTCAAGAGATTCAAGGGGTAGATTATGGAGATATGGGAAATTCTAACTTAGTTGTTGAGGAAGACGAAGAGTTTGTGGAAGAGGCTAGAGATCCTCAATATACCAAACAGGTTCTAGCCGCAATGCAAACACAACCTGCTAGAAACAGAAAAGCCACCATGCCAGGTGCGGTAGCAGCCTCCGAGAATTTAGACCAAGATATGTCCAATTTACACCCCGCGTTAAGAGAAGATCGAATGCGCAGGCTTGAGCAGCAATTGGAGGTTGGGCAGGGCGGGGTCGGTAAGATTAGGCGATCTTAATGTCATTACGTATTATAGCTAATCGCAGAATAGAATTAACAGAAGACGAATGGAAATATTATCAGGAAATTTGTCAACACTATACTAGTGGTAAAGAACTATTTAATAATTTATTTGAAACTAATGAGTTGGGATTAATAACATTTTTACGACCTCCAAATGGTAAATTTAGCATGGAGGTGGTATTGTTTTTACAGAACATTATGGTGCATCAATATGTTAGAAAAATGTACAACGAGCACCAAGCAGTTTTAAAAGAGCTAAAGGGTGAATTAGAAAAGGTACGTTCTAAGGTCGAGCCGAAGAAGCAAAAACCCGTCAATAAAACATGACTGAAGTAGATTGGGTTACTCCCGAAAGCGATGAAACTGCCACTAGAGCCGAAGTTGTTGAGCGCCTCATTAGCGCCATCTCATTGGAAATCTCTACGGCGCATAGAGAAAAGTATGACATGGAGAACGCGGACCGTACCGCTGCGCTATGTCTTGAGGCTCAAAAAGAGCTTGCCGAATTCTTATCAGATGCTGAGTTTTTGGCAAAAGAAAAGAAAGCTGAAGTCGAGAGAATAGAATCGGAGCAATACTTTTATTATAAAGAAAATGCGGTCGGTAAAACTAGCGACGCAGCATTAAAACAAGAAACAGCCAAAGATGCGAAGGTATTAGGGGCTAAGAAAAAACAATTCCACGCAGAAGCCGATTATAATAAATGGCGAAATCTATTTGGATTTTTAAAAGATGCCCATCACTACTTCAGAGGAGTGGCTAGAGGAAAAAATGAATGGAGTTAATTATGGGACGACCACCCAAAACATCTAATAAACCTAGTACGTCTACTAAAATAGACATTAGTAAATTACTTAAAAATGTACAGGCATCATACGGAAAAGATAAAGGACGAGCAGGAGAGGTAAGTACCGGTAATTCTCTCGTCCGTCCTAATCGTGACGATCAGTTTGTGTGTTGGAAAGACTCTCCCTGGGAGCGTCTTACACAAATTCGTGGCTTACCATTTGGGCGTATCTGTCAGATTGCTGGCAGACCTGATAGTGGTAAAAGCACCCATGCTATGCAGTTTATGAGGAACGCGCAGGATCAGGGTTGTATAGTTATCTTATGGGATGCTGAGAACAAATTTAGCGCCACCAGATTTGATAAGTATTTTGGTGGATGCTCTGACAACCTCTTGGTCGTAAGATCAAAAGTAATATTGGAAGGTGGTGATAGAACAGAACGCTTCATACATGAAGCAAAGAAAATGGATCCTGACTCTAAGATTTTGGTTGTTTGGGATTCAGTTGGCGGCACTCTTGCAAAAAATGAAGATGTAACCATTGATGCAAAAGGGAACTATGAGGGAAGCATGTCTGATAAAAAGCAGCTTGCTTCCGCCGCCAAAGAAAACGGGCAAGTCATGCGTGGCTTTGTTCGGTTGATGGAACAGTATAAAAACAAAAACACAAATGACGAAACAATATCTGTATTGTTAATTAACCAAACCTACTCTAATATTGGGTCGGTGGGACAGAAAGAATCGGGCGGACAGAAAGTAGAATTTTACTCTTCTATTATTGTGCAGTTAACACGTAAGGGCGACCTAACTTTTACTCGCGATAAGATGAAAAGAAAGAAGGGTATAGTTAGCAGAGCTAAAGTATCCAAGAACCACTTGTTCGATGGAGAAGATACTATTGCCGAATTAGAGCTAGCAATTACGGCTGGTGGAATCAAACTTCTTACCGACTATAATATCTTGGAAAAGAAAATCAAATACGGTTGGGAAGATAATGATGAAGCTGACGTAGAAGTCGAGCCGCCTCCGCCGAATGAGCATAAATAACATGCAGCAATTTGGCGATGTGCAGATACAGGAGGCAGTAGCTGGAACACAGGCTACCAGGCGCCTATCAAACAAGGATTCTACTAATAAAATCCTATACATAGTAAGAGTGGAAGACCCAACTAGTAAGGCAAAATTTAGGTCTTATGTGGCTCTCAAATACACAGAAGGACCATATGGAGTTGATGTAATTGGGTACGAAACTTCTCTACAAACGCAAACAAAATTGACAAATTATTCAGGCGCTCTAGAACATGCCAAACAGCATAACAAAGTAAAAATAGTTAACAAGCGTATACCCTGGGCAAGAATTCTAGACGTAGAAAACAAGTCATATAACAAATAGCGAACAAAGAGGTAAATAATGAATACTAATAAATACGGAATGGTATCGTGGGACGAAGTTGAAACTCAGACAACTTCTCCTAATCAATCGCGTCGGGATCTTTTCATGAGACTCGATGCTGGCTCTAACATAGTGAGGATTCTTACTAAGCCGCACGAATATCTGATGCACAGGTATAAGAGCGATCAGAATGATCCTGGTTATGGTGAGCGTGTATTGTCGAGCATTTATCATGGTCGCGATCCGCTTATGGAGCGTGGTTTAAAACCCAAGCGGCGTTGGTTGGTTGGCATCATTGATCGAATTACTCAGAGTTACAAGATTCTGGACATGGGCGTTTCTATCTTTAAGGGCATTCAGGCACTGGTGCGTGATGAAGATTGGGGCGATCCTACTCAGTTTGATGTTGACATCAAGGTTGACAAACAGGGCGGACCTACTGGTTACTATACTGTAACTCCTAAGAGGCCCAAGCCTTTAACTCCTGCCGATTTAGAAATCAAACAAATGGCAGATTTAGAGGAACTGAAACGTAAGTGTACGCCCCCTACTCCTGAACAGGTAGAGGAACGTATTGCTGTTATCGATGCTAAGAGTAAAGCCCGTAAAAGTAATAACGGGGGATCAACCGATACAGCCGATACAGCTGACACAAACGAAACCAACGCAGAAGCTGACGATTACGACTTCCCGGCAGTAGAGGAAGAGTCGGGATCTTAATAAATAATAACATATCCCATATTGAAAAGGGCAGTCAGTGTTGGCTGCCCTTTTCTTTAGGTGTTATATAGCTCAACATGAGCCTTAAACAGTTAAAAAGAAAAGATTTAAAAGCTTTAAAAGAAAAATGGCATAATGAGCAAAATAATATTTGCCCACTGTTTGGTAAAAAATATCCATTAGATAAAGTTACACTAGATCATTTACACTCTTTAAAATCAGAAGTACCGGACGAATCTGGTAAAGGTTTGTGTCGTGGTGTCGTTCATTTTCAAGCAAATGCAATTGAAGGAAAAATAACTAATGTCTTTAAAAGATATGGTGGCAATAAACATACTAATCTGGTTACTTTCTTGCGTAATTTGGCAGATTATTTAGAATCAAATAAAATTCATACTGATGAAAAATGGATACACCCCTCAGAGGAACCCAAAGCTCCTAAATTAATGAAATCATCTTATAATAAATTAGTAAAAGCAGTAGCGGGCAAGCAGAAGATTCCACAATATACGGGAAAGTTTACCAAACAAATACAGAAATTATACGAGAAGTATGGAGTCGAGCCGGCTTTTCACGTTGGGCTTTCTAAAGAAAAATGAATCTACACGAAGCTTACGAGACCCTTGGGTTGGACGAATCAGCTTCCGAAGAGGATATTAATAAAGCCTTTCGGAAACTAGCGGCTAAACATCATCCTGATAAAAATAAAGATAATCAGGAAGAATCCGAGGCTAAATTCAAAAAGATTAACGAAGCAGCTCAGATTCTTAAAAACCCACCTAGTGAACCGGAGTTTATGAACGCTCCTAGGTGGTCTAATGTTCCTAATTTTGTTCACTTTAGCAGTTTTAATCGCCAACCAAATCATCCACCTCCACAAGTTCATCTTACTATTTCGTTTGAGGAATCAGTACTGGGGTGTGAAAGAGAAATACAATTTACCCGCTATGTCAAGTGTACTTTGTGTAATGGGGCAGGATTGGTTTTGGAAGTAGACAAATGCGAACGCTGTAATGGAGCGGGTATGCAAACGTCTTCGTTTCAACGTTCTAGCAGTTCAGTTAGGTTCATGACTCCATGTATGTCTTGCAATGGTACGGGCAGGAAATCTCATAAATGTTCGACGTGTTTGGGTAGCGGCGATATACCAGAACAAGCCACTCATAAAGTAAATATTCCTGGAGGGTTACATAATGGAGAACAAGTGCGATTGTCTCGTGCTGGCAACTATCTCGTTTCCGAGGGACCGGCACAGTTTTTTTCTGATGTGTATATAATTGTGTCCGTCACTCCTGATAAAGAAATGGTTTTAGATCATGAGGGAAATGTTCATTCTACTATAAAATTATCTTTGTTGGAAGCGTTAAAGGGTACAAAAAAGAAAGTGCGAACGGTAAAAGGCAGTCTTACATTAAATATTAGGGCAGGTATTAAAAATGGCAATACTATTAAGGCTGGCAGTTATGGCGCCAGAAGTCGCGGTGATCATTTGTTCGATATTAATGTTGATTACCCAAATGATATTAAACCACTAATAGAACTTTTAGAAAAACAGGAGATATAATGGGATTTTTAATTTGTTGTGACAATAAGGGATGCTTCAAGAATATGGAGCCCATGTTGGATGTTAATAATGACGAGGTGATTTGTACTGAATGTGGTAAGCCGATAAAAAGCGTTACCTCTTTTGCTAAAATACAAATGAAGTCCTTGGGTCAAATTAAAAAAGCCCCTCCTCCATCACAAGCTTTTTCGGTTGAGTGTCGATTCTGCGGCTCCGTTGCTCCTCCTATCAAACAGGATAAACAAATCCATTGTGCTAGCTGTAAAAGACATTTAGATTATTTAACCCCCGCATTCGCTCAAAGCTTCTTGCTGCGATCATGAATTTACAATCGCTATCTCAGCGAATTTTAAAAAGATCTGAAGCATTTGCTGAGGTTATGAGCGTTTGTACATCTTTGTTAAAATATAGCAATGAAGCAGTACAGGTAAGAGAATATATAAAAACCAGGGTTCCTGAATATTATTGTGCGGGTTTTAGTTTTGGGTATTTCCCAAATCATGAAAAAATACATTTACTTACAGAGTATGTGGATGAAAAATTATTATTCGATCTCGGCTTAGTTTATCACAAATATATTGATGATGGTGGCGTTCCCCATCCTACTATGTTCGGTATTTTAGGCGAACATAATTTGGTTATGCCTTATCGCAACCTTAATGGTGATATCGTTGCTATGGTCGGACGTTCTCTATTATCAGAAGCTGAACAAGAACGTAAAAATATATCCAAATATAAAAACACCAAATTTCGTAAATCATTAAACTTATTCGGATTGTACAAAGCTAAACATAGTATTTTAGAAAAAGGATACGTTATAGTGGTAGAGGGGCAGTTCGATTGTATTACTTGTCATCGCTATGGTTTCGATAATGTGGTTGCATTGGGTGGAATTTCTTTAACTAAATTTCAATTTTATCTATTAATGCGATATACTGATACCATCTATTTGTTGCTAGATAACGATAAACCCGGAAGGAAAGCCACCGACACTATCCTACATAGGTATAAAAAGATAGCGAATGTGCGCAGTTTTAATTGGGCAAACAGAACAGAAAAAGACCCAGATCAATTGGTAAAAACCGGGTATGATTTAAACAACATAAGAGGTGATATATTAGATTAAAGATATTCTTATCAGGAGTTCAATGACAGATAGGTCAAAGAATCGGAGTGATAAATACCAATGGGTTTTAGTCGAATCACCGTGTTCGCCAGAAATGCTCACAGAGGTTGCAGATTCTGAAGGTATCAGCGCTCAATTAAATCCGTGGGGCTACAATGAAGAATTACTTAATTTAAAGGACGAATTAAAAGTAGCGTTCTGGAGGATTGTCAATACCCAGCTTACTAAACGACAGCGTGAGGTTATACAGTTGTATGCTAAAGGGTTTACACAAACCGAGATTGCTAAAAAACTTCATGTCAACCAGAGTAGCATAACCAAAAGCATCAATGGGAATTGTGATTATCGTAATGGCCGGAAAATTTATGGCGGCTCAAAACATAAAATACAGAAAATAATAGAACAAGATAAAGAAATTCAAGACATATTTCAGAGAATACAAGAAATACAAGGGGAAGACGATATATATTAGTAGAACTAGATGATTAAGATTTCGAAAGCTACCGAAATATCGGTGGCTTTTCTTTTTGTGGGGGTGTTATAATTGTATTATCCCTAGAATATTTCTACTATTTTTTTCATATTCAGAATGAGCTTTCGTGTATTTTGGAGACCCGCATGGACAAATTTTCTGTTGATTATACAACGTTAGAGGGCGATATTTCACGTCCGAAACATTATCGTTATGAGGATGTGAAGCACCAGTTGGTCAAAGTTGCGTTTGATGTGGTCCGTTTTATGGACAGCGAAGACATTGATGGGCTGTGGCAAATCCAAAAAACCAAAGAGGGAGATGTGATTGTTGCTATGTATGAACAATCCAGCACCCCAAAAGAGTCGAAAGCCGGATGGGAAGCTTTGACTGATAAAACAGGTACAGTAGTTAATGTGTTTTATAAAGGCGCATCAGTAACTGCTATTGGGTTGGATCAGGTTGGAATTCCCAAGGAAGATGCTCATTTAATTTGTGAAAGTTTACCACGCAAACTTGCGGCAGACTCGTCTTTCCGTAAAAATATGCTAGGCGAATTGTCGGAACAGGATCGGTCTGAACTGTTAAGAGAATATCCCGAGCTGAGAGAGTAATATATGACGAACAATATTACTAATTTGAAAAACTTAGTATCTAATTTGAGAAACAAATTGGCTGAAGGAGACAAGTTCTTTACCGCTCAATTAGCCACCCGGTTAACCAAAGCGGCTAAGAGTTTTCCGCAAGATCAAACGATTATTATGATGGCATCGTTTCTTGTTAATCGTGCTAATAAAAATGGCGGAACCCTCATTACCCGTGCTGAACTTCGGGACGTGTACCGCAGATTGTATACAAACAACACGGCATGCGGGTCTTTTCTTGAATCCGAATTGGGCAAAAAAGCAGATGCTCCAGAACGAAAGCCAATCAATCCAGAACCCCTTTCCAATCTTTATGAGAAGCATTCTGATAAAATGTTGGTAAGCGCTCTAGAATCGGTATTTGATAAAAAAGCAGAATATAAACCATATTCTCCAGAGGTGGCTAAGGTTGCCGAGGCTAACTGTAAACGGGTTTTGCCGGGAAATCCTCGGATTAAAACCGTAGCCGGAAACGAAGACGCCATTTTGTGTGAAGCTGTGTACGAAACCCCTAAAGGTAGGAGTCACGTACTTGTTCCTGTCGAGATAAGCGCTAATAAAGCTTTGTTACCTAATGCTTTTGTTAGTAAAGATGGCTTTACTAGGCTGACAGAAGAGACTTTGGCTAATTATGTAGTTAAAACGGCAGGACAAAAAATTCAGGCTGATGTTAAACAGATTTTAGAGATTATACGAACTGCCAAACACGGAATGGCTGAGCCTATTTCTGATGTAGAAAAAATTGTTTTAATGGCTAATTTACAAGGTGGAACCCCCACCTCTTATGATCCTAATGCTATTTTGCAGCAGATTGTGGATTCGAAGGATGCTCCAGGGTACGAACTGGACATTCCAGAAAGCCCAGAGGTACAGTCTTTTGCTAAGCATTTAAGCACCGCAGCTGGTACGGCTGAGTTTGTGTTTGGAGCCAATACCGCTAATGCCGGACGTAAATTGATTAATCAGGCATTAAACGGATTTGGGTACTCAGATTTTCAGATCAAAGTGGCTGACGTGTCTGAAGACCACATAATCTACGCCGTAGCGTTAAAGAATACTGGATTTAAAGTTCCAATTAAGATTGAAAAGTCTTTGCCTACCTATCCTACTGTTATTATGGCTAGTGGTCAACCAGCCGAATTTAGTAAGAGCGGCATTGATAGTCTTATGTGTATAGATGGAACAGCCCGAGCGGCTGGTTTAGGGATTGATTTAGCGCAGCCTGGTAAGCTTATCGAGAAGGTGAAGCTAGCTTGTGAGAATAAGAATTTTATTCAGGCTGGTGAAATATTGAACGCTATTGCCGCAAGTGGTGATAAAACAGCTTATCATCATGCGTTTTCTGCTTATTATGACGCTTTAGCAGGTGGCAAGACAGTTAGCCTAGCAGTAAAGACAATAAAACTATCCGATGGTAATGAGGTTTGTGAGCAGACTTTCTTGCCTCCCGATAAGGTTTATATTGATGAGCATGGCGTAGCGCATGCCAAATATCGTCAGAATGAAGAGAAGACTGAGCCGGCTGGCGGCTTCATGAATGCTAAAATCCTTTTAGGATTGTAAAGGGTGATCAATGAGAGTTACGACTTTACTTAACGAATTATCCAAACAGCTCACCGATCCTGATCATGAGCTTATAGTTGCCGCTGAGCAGGGCGGAGGGGAAGTTTTGTCCCGGGTAGCAGACGCATTGGCAAGTTGTGCATGCATACTTAAGATGGCAGCAGCAGAGACGGATGAGCTTGAGCCTACACTTACTGCGCAGCAGTTGGATGAAATGGCAGAAGTAGCTAATGCTTTTGATGAAAGTGGTGATGATTTACTGCGTAAGCAGGCATCAGTGATGGATGAAATTCTGTTTACTATTGGATCAAAAAAAAACTCAGTAGCTAATTTTAAATCCGCACAGGATTCCGAGATTGAAAAACAGCGGCAAAAGTATCGTGATCAGGCATTAGAAGAAGCTTATACTAAAGCTCACGAGCAGCATAAAAAAGAGATTGGGGCTGACGAAGCTGCACAGGCTATTGATAAAAAAGTAAAGCAATTTCGCCCCCTGGAAACTTCACTAAGCACACGGTACTCGCCGGATATGCCTGGTGTTCAACTGATGCGTATTGGAGATAATGTATTTCAGTGCCCAGTAACTAAGAAGATATTTAATTATAACGCCGGATTTACCACAGCTAATGGAAATAAGGTACCCGGGACTTCTGTTGAAAATCAGACCCAACAACTTGGATTTCGCACTCCAGAGCACATGAATTTCAGCACCAGAGAAGAGGTCTTGAATGGCGGGAGTTAATTCGTATGACTGCCGATTTTTCCAAGATTCTAGAACACCCAGACTGTGATGAAATTATCAGCAAGCTGACTCATGGAGTGCAGCCAAAAGATATCAGCGACTGGCTGAAAATAAAATACTCTCAAAAAGAACAAACTCATCTTAGGTTATCACCTAAATTACTGAAGGATTTTTTAGAGGGGCATCTGGATTTGTATAAAGAAATCCAGCAGGACATAATTGCCGCCAAAACCGGACAGAAAATACAAAAGAAAGTAGCTGCATCGTTAAAGAACAATAAGACTTATCAAGAACGAATTCAGGAAGTAGCCGAGGAAATTGGTAAAAAAGAAATAGATATTTATCAATATATGGGTGAGCTTGTAGTTATTGGTAAGGCAAGAATTGAGCAATATTTTGACAAGATGCAGAGCAATCCGGAGAATACTAAACCGGATTATGGACTAATTAAGTGGATAGAAGTTTTCGGCGGATTGTGTGAGAGATATGATAAAATGGTTAATAACCGTCCCGATCAGGTTATTCAGCATAACGTAACTGTACAAGTGATGGATCAGTATGTAGCGTTATTGCAGGACACTGTTAGGGAAGTGCTGGCAGAGATTGATCCTGATGCGGCGTTTTTGTTTATGGAACGTTTTAGTCAAAAGATGAAAGACTTTTCTTTGCCAGAAGAATTGCGGCCACAGTCTCAAGAAAAAATTTTGGCAGAGGCTAAAATTTTACATGAGCAGGTTACAAACTCGGAGGCAAAGTAATGTCTCAATATCTTAAAAATAAGGTAACTAGATATGCCAATCTTCCCAAAGAAGAGGCTCAACTGCTTCATAATGATGCTAGTTTGATGGCAGCATTAGGCGTAGAGAACGATCAGGACTTTAAAGATTTCTTTTTAATCTCCGCTCATGTGCGCTCAGTTGCTGAGGAGTGGACGGATAAGCCATTAAACAACGATGAGATTGCTAAATTATCTCATATAATATATACTAATCGTAAAAAACATCCTTTAAATAGTATATTTAATTTTTATACAGCAGTATCAGAAGCTCTGGTGCAAGCCGAGATACCTATGAAAAAAACCGCATATCCTCAAGGGTTCGGTCAAGCTTTTATTCAAAACCCACACAATATGAAGCAGTGGGTTCAAAGTATGCGCGAGATATATGCCCTGGCTCAGCAGAAAGAAATTGATTTAGGAGCCGCTTTTAATATTGTAACCAAGAAGTGGACAACAATGGACAGATTAGATTTTAAACACTGGTTGTCTTTTTATCAGGGCAACAACCATCTTAAATACAAAACAGCTCAACCAGCGTATCATGAGGTGGGAGATGGCGCCGTGATTCCCACTCACAGTTTACGTGCTCGAATACCAGGTGTTCCTCCACGAGTACCAGAGTCAGTAGATGAGGATGTAGTTGCGCGTAGAATGGAACAAACCCGAGAACAAGATGCTCAAAAAGCCACCGCTTTACGTGCTGAACAGGAAGAAACTAAGAAAAAACTCATTGCTCGTTTGGCAGCTGCTGAGAAGATTTTCATGAATAACTTAGAGTCATTTAAGAAAATGTTGGGCACAGAATATGAGCGCTGGTTGGCGGTTCTTCACGATCTTAAGCGCAAAGTTCAGGTTGCTACTCCGGTAAATGCACGATCTGTTTTATTGGATGATTTAATTCATAAAGAGGCTAATAAACTTGAAGCTCAAGGTATGGTTAAATCAGCTGATATGGTTCGCAAGTTTGCGCAACCTGCGCCCCCTCCTATTGGAGCCGATCCGTTAGCTCCTCCAGGTGAAGATCCGTTGGCTGGAATGGGAGATTTAAGTGCGCCCGGCGCAGATGCGGGACTTCCTGGTGCCGAAACTCCAGCAGCCGCACCTCCCAAACCCGGCGATGAACATCGCGCCATGGAAGAGTTTGTGCGTAATATGACGGGCGAGACAGAACCAGAAAAAGAAGAATTAAACGAAGAGCCAACTCAGAAAACTTCTAGTTTAAAGACGGTAGCCCAAGTTGTACCTGATTTGGAAACCTCGGCGCCAGCGCCTGAAGTGCTAGTATCTGACCAAACTCCAGAACAACGCATGAAACACATGGACATAGCAGAGCAAGATATTGAGGAAGCTCTTAAAAATGTTACTATTGATGATCTGGTTAGTAAACTAGACGGATTAGCACAGGCATATCGTGTTCGAGAGAAAACTAGACAACTTACTATAGTAGATTTAATAATGCAACAGTTGGGAATCTCCTCTTATTTTCCTAATCTATCAGAAGCTATTAATAAAGCGTTTGATTCTAACCAGTATATTCTTAGTCGTGTTGAGGATATTCTAGCCAGGCTTCGCGGAGCAGCTACTACTGATGAAGGTTCGCTTAATACTAAGTTGCAGCAGCAACAAGCTCGCGAAGACGATAAAGCCGCCCGCCGAGCTGGACCAGTTCCTGAAGGCACACCCCCAGGCGCCGAGGTTGCACCCGCAAGCCCCGTAACGGGACCAGGAGCAGAAATGGGAGCCCCAGCTGAGGTTGAGGTGCCTCCGGCGCCAGTCGGAGTTAGGTAAATGAAGGTTCAAGATCTATTATCTTTAGTTGCGGAAGTAGCAAAAGAGGGGAGGTTTCACGCCCCTTTTGTTGTAGGCGGTGCGGCGCGTGATAAAATAATGGGTCGTTTGGATAATGTAGAAGATTTAGATATTACCACAGGAGACGATGATATACAGGCTCTAAGCAAAGAGATCGCTAAGCACCTGGGCGAGCGTGGACATTATATGAGCTTCCCTGACGGACACTCACAAATTGAAGTTGAAGGACTCAAGCTAGACTTCTCTTCTAATTTTCGCTCTCCAGATATAGACCAGAGATTAAAACGTGCCGGGCTGCGTCATCCCACATCTATATTACAGGAATTATACAGCCGTGATTTTACCATCAATTCTATGTTAATGACAATGGATTTACAAACCATTAAGGATCCAACTGGAATGGGTTTGCGCGATATCAAGCGTAAACTAATTCGTACTTGTTTACCAGCGGCAGTAACTCTAAGAGACGATCCTAAACGAATTGTACGTTCTATTTATATGGCAGCCAAGATGGGTTTTGATTTGGATGATGAAATTGTGCGTTTTATAAAGCGTCATCCAGATCATATCAATAAGGCTAAACCCCAATATGTAACAAAAAAACTATTGGAAGCATATAGACATGATAGAAATATAACTACCAAATTGTTGGATAAATTAGGTTTGTGGAAAAAGATTCGTATTAGCAAAGAGATGGCTGGCGAAGTTATAGGTAATTTAAAAAGAATGTAATGCCAAAAAAGCGCAAAAAAACACGTAAGTCCAAAAAACCCAGTGCGGTTGTTCCTCGCTCTCCGCCGGAGTTGGGACCGTTAGGCGTATGGCGTACTAATTTTGATTATGCACCAGGAGAGTCGCCTTATCACGGCAAACCAATCAGCATTCCAGAGTACCGTAAACGTCGCGAACGTCGTCAACGTAGAAAGAAGATGGCAGAATTAATACTACAAAACTGTGAGGCACCAGATGAGTAAGAAAATAGTTAAACTAGCAGTTTTGCGTGACAATGAGTCTGATAAATGTCCGTTTGGTTTAAAAATCCCACAAGCTTGTGCCAATGCTGGAAACCTTATTACAAAAATGGCACCACTCAAAATGCTAGGTGACAAAGCCACTCAATCGGAAAGGCATAGTGTAGCTTTGACAAATGCTCGGTTATTGGTTTGGAATAATCCTGAACAGAGATGTGAATATGCTGGTAAGGTTTTTAAAGACAAAAAGATAGTGGAATGTAACTGGGGTAGTAACGCGCCTGGTATATCTCAAGAGCATGGTTTACTAGGAAGCCCGTTTTATTCAAAAGTTTACAACACCACTACGTTGGACGGTTTATATTCTTATCCTCTGGGATGGTATGGCGATGACAATATAAGTAGGAATCTTTATTACGGGGTTTATTCTTTACAAGGCAGTGAAGATTCAAAGGATATAGAGAAGTTCGCCGCGTATCTTAAGGATTTGAACGGTGAATTTAATTCATTACCCGTTGAAGTTAAGGAATTGTTGGTACATTTTGCTCAAGCGTATGCTAATAATGCATCATTAATAAAGAAAGCTACTATTTTGCCATTAGTGGGTGATATATCATTAATCTTGGAGCGCTGGAAGGATAAAAATGACTTTGAATAAAGCAGCTCAATCAGAACCTTGGGAAGGACAATCCGTTGCCTACGAAGAAGGCGAAGATATTTCGGATATTCTTTTAGCAGATGACCCTGGAGAGTTAATAGTCGAAGAAGAAGGCGATGGCGACGAATCATATGCTGACGAGGGCGGCTTGACTGGCAAGGTAATGATCCAGGTGGATGACGAAGATCCTAAAGAATATACTTTTACATTACCCGTTGTTCCCGGTGCCGAAGAAGCTGAGGAACTCAATGACGTTGAAGTGGAGGAAGATGACGTTGAGGTTCCGGAAGAGCGTGACATGTGGGATTGGGGCGGAGTTAGCACCTTTATGCCATGGCTTTCTAAGATGTTTCAATCTATTCCCCATCATAACGGTACAGAGACTGCCGGATTAGAACGCGCTATGTCTTTTTTGCAAACTCTAGATAAATCTATTTCACGAGCCGTACGTTCTGATCTTAAAGACGAATTGGATATTGCTCAGATTGAAAAAGCTAGGGACGAAATTAACAACGGTTATGATCGGTTAGAAGAACGTTTAGAACGAGTACGTAATAATAAGCGCCCAAAAAGGAAGAAGAAGGCGGACACAGATGATGGGTTTGTAAAAGAAGCTCAAAAGATTACTGGTGTCAGAGGGGTAATGGTTACTGTACCTATTTTATTGTCTCGCATTGCTCGTACTTGTATTAATGGTATGGTTTCAGGTGGGCATGATATTGAGGATTTATTTGCGCGACAAGTTAAAGCTTATAATTTAACCGTTCGTGAACAAGCAGAAACACTGCAATTATTAGAAGATATGGGTTATGTGATTCGAAGAGATCGTGGATTTTTACCTGATGAAGATATTGAGACAACCAAATCAGACAATTTTGACTGGGCAGCTAACTACCCAGGTTAATCACGGAGAAACAGATGTCAAAGAAATTTAGTATTGAACAGTTATCAGCGGTTACTGGGTGGGAGCCTAAAAAGTTGGCTAAACTATTCGTTCTTCTTAGGAAAAATAACAGTGCTCAGCAGGATGACTTGTTGACCAAATTAGCCCAAACTGAACAGGGTGTTGGTAAGGGTATGGTTAATCCGGTAGGAGACGTAGTAGAAGGACTTCAGCGCAAATTGCCCGAACGAGGCCCGCTACATGGAACCGGAATTGTACCAGTGGTGCAAAATATACCTTATATCCTTAAGAAAATTCAGAGGGCTCCTATGGCGCCACCGGATGCACAGTATGTTGTTAAAATGTTGCAAGATGCTGCTCAGAACCCAGAATCCGCTACTGCATATTTAGCTCAGGTTGGATATATGGTTAAGAAGAATCTCAAATCCTGGCAAATTGCAATGGATGCACCCAATAGTGCAGAGTGGAAGCGTTTGGTTAATATTACCGGACTAGTATAACGGAGATTAAATGAGAGGTGCCTTAAAAATAACTACAGTTAGTGCCGACGGGGGAGGCTACGAAGTCGAACAAGAAGGCAAAGTAGCCTCCTGGCTGAAGCAGTTTGCTAAATCAATAGATCAGCAAGATACTGTTGTGCAACAGGCACGTAGGCGTCAAACTCAAGGCGCAGGATATCTCGATAATGTTAGAAACATACTAGTCAATCGTCCACGTTACGCTACAGTAGAAGATGCAGTTAAAGACTTTCGTAAACGTACTGGGTTAGATAGTTATTTGGCAGAAATTAAGCAGGCAGATCATAAAACCGGCTTAAAAAAAGAGGCAACCTCCAGTATTAAATCACGAATTGCTTTGCGCATGGCGTCCTTGGATAAACTGGGATTAAAAAAAAAAGTAAAGCAAGCCGCTGAAGCAAAGCAGATACCCCAATTATTAGCTCAATATTCTGATGCTGTCGGTGATATTGAGACCTTTATTAAGAACAGGATTGAAGACCTGCATGCTATGGGTGTAACCGTTCCACAGTTACAACAAAGTCTTTTAGAGAATTTTAGCATACGTCATGGTGTTCGAAATAAAGACGTATACAACAATGAAGTTGCGCAATGGTTAAGTGATAAAATTGAAGAAGCACAGGCATTGGTGTCTGTTGATACAGGTACTCCCCAACTGGGTGCAGGAGTTTATCGTGACAATGATTCTAATGAAGATAGTGATGCCTTTGCGGGGTTGATGCCAACCACTCAAAATTAGGCTCTTATGCAGGATCATTCGATATTTGATAAATTTAAATCTGGAATAAGTAACTTAGATCCTGTATTTTTCTGTCAATCAAATCTCACACTAGATGGCAAACCTTTTCGTGTAGAAGGCAACGGGTATAAGCCTTTTGCCGACATATATAGGTACATTGGCATCTCAGCATTAAATCCCGAAGCGAAGCCGGTGGTTTTGGTTAAAGGACGCCAGGTAGGAGCCACTACTATGGTGGCTTTTTTATCCATGTACTTTATGGCGTCAGGACTGTTTGGAAACAACGGACGCCCACCAGCACGAGTATTGCATTGCTTTCCCACGTTAGTGCATGTGTACGATTATGCCAAGACAAAATTGCGTGCCACTATATCGCAATCTCGTTTTATTGAAGACGAATCGCGGAATAACAAGAAGGTTTCTTTTATAGAATCTTTTATGGACAAAACGTCACAAACTAGTAACTCGTTACAATTCAAACAGTTTGTGGATGGAAATTTTTTACGCGTAGAATCAACCGGACCTGATGCAGATCGTCTTCGTGGTGGTACTGCTGATATTATCTTTTATGACGAGTGCCAAGATATCTTCAAAGAAGCTATAGCCAACGCTAACAAACTATTAGCGCAGGCAAAGTATGGCAACGGTGGAGTAAAAGTGTTCCTGGGAACACCTAAACAGCGTGGCGGTCATTACTGGGATATGTGGCAAATATCCAATCAGCAGTATTACCATTTACGCTGTGAGGATTGTGATAAACTATTTCCTCTGTATACTCCAGGTTGTGATGATTGGAAGAAAACGTGGTTGTATGGATACATTGTTAAGTGTCCACATTGCGGCTGTGAACAAGATAAACGCACTGCCGCCGAGCTTGGCAAATGGGTACCAATGAAGCCGGAAAATACTCGGTACATTGGTTATCATATCAACCAAATGTTCATGCCCAATTACACCAAGGAGAAGATACTTGATGAGCGTCCGGAAGTAAACCCTTCAATGACAGAAAGAGGGTTTCAGAATGAAGTCTTGGGAGAGTTTTTCCGGGGCGAAGCTGCTCCCATCACGCCTGAGGAAATTAGAGAGTGTTGTGCTGATACAGACCGAAGTATGTCGGGTGGTATCTCCATCACGGAAAACAAGAAAGTATATGCTGGATTTGACTGGGGTGGGAAAGATTTCGTTGATGGTGGTGAGAGAAGTGTTCAGGGACAATCTTACAGCTGTGGGGTTATTTTAAGTGAAGAAGGTCCAAATCTTTTGTCTATCCAATTCGCTACATTACTTAAGCGTAATAATTTAGATACCAAGAAAGAAATTGTTAACGAAATGTTTCGCAGGTACAGCGTAAAATTGGGAGTAGGCGATATTGGATTTGCTAACGAGCTTTCTGAGCTTTTATATCGTGAACATGGGAATCGTTTTATTGCCAGCCAAGCATCTTCGCATGTAAATAATAGAATAAAATTCAACTCAGATTATGTTCCTCCTACTATTGTGTTCGAGAAGGATTATTATATTGGTGAAATATTTGGTTTAATGAAGAGGGGTATGATACGTTTTCCATATAAGAGTTTTGAAAAAATCAATTGGCTAATTCAACAATGTTCTAGTATGGAAATAAAAACCACCGCCAACGTCTATGGGGAGGCTATTTTTAGGTATGTTAAGGGCAATACACCGAACGATGGGCTAATGGCATTATTGAATGCATATCTGGCTTATAAATTTGATGTTACAGGATCTTTTAGCAATAAAATGGCAGGTCTTATGGATAAACAAGGTCCTAAACAAATTCCGGCGGTGCTTGGTTATATTCCTAGAATGTAACCTAAAAAGGAAATAAATGAATTCCCAGCAATATTTACAGGAAGCTCCTCCTCCAGTAATTACCAATTATATGATTAAAGCTGTGAGCCAACATCGCCGTAGTGTGTTGGAGGACGAAACTAATGCTGGTAAATTTAGACAACCCGGAAGTACTCATTTTGCAGTCGAAAAAACCCCTCTTGGAAATGTAAAATCAACTTCTGCTAGGCTTAGTAAATTTGGTGCCACAACTTCTGGAACTTTTGGTACAGGTGCTGGCGGAACTAGTGTAAGTACTGGCTATCAAGGATCTGGTGGAACCGTTCGTCAGGTACCCGAAGTTTATTCTCCCCTATGGCTAAATAGTAACCTTAATCTACCGCGTGATAGAGCAACTATTAACGCTTGGTGTAGATCTTTTTATGCTCTAAACCCCGTGGTTCAGAATGCTATCTTTTTACATTCTACTTATCCTATTGCTAAACTAAATATTAAATGCAAAAATGAGAAGGTAAATAATTTCTTCCAGGCTATGAATGAAGAAATTGATCTAACCAATGTTTGTGTACAGATAGCTCAAGAATATTGGACACTTGGCGAGGCGTTTGTTTATGCAGAATTAGATGAACGTTCTGCTAAGTGGAGCAGAATTCTCATACAGAATCCTGATTACATTTCGGTAAAGCGTTCGGTTATTGCTGGAGAACCTATTATCAGCTTGCGTCCTGATGAAAATCTGAAGCGTATTTGTACTTCAAATCGACCTGCTGATGTACAGCAGCGGCAACAGTTGGATAAGAGTATTGTTGAGCACGTTAGAAGGGGTGAGAATATTCCTTTGGACAACTTCTACGTGTCCCATATCGCTCGTCGCATAAGCCCTTATGAAATTAGAGGAACTGGATTGCCGGTAAGTTGTTTCCGTCAACTGATGTTGCTAGATAAATTACGCGAGAGTAAATTTGCTCAAGCTGACAACATGATCAACCCACTTACTTTAGTTAAAATCGGTGGTGAAGGAGATAATTACAAACCAACTCCTGACGATTTAGACGGATGGCGTCAGTTGTTCGAAGAGGCTCAGTATGATAAAGATTTCAAAATCTTTACTCATGATGGTGTAGATGTTACATACGTTAGCAAAGGTTCTGGAATATACGATATTTCCGGTGATATTACTCAACTTTTGAAAGAGATATACATTGGTTTATTAGTTCCGCAGGTAATTATGGATGGCGGAGCTGATGTAACTTATGCTAATGGTGGTGTAGCGTTGGATGTTTTGCGACAGCGGTATATGCAATTCCGAAACATGCTTTCTCAGTGGTTGCGTCGTAAAATTTTCGCCCCCATATCTCGCATTAATGATTTTTATGATTACGAGAATGATGAGAAAGTTCTTATCGTGCCTGATGTGGAGTGGAATCACATGTCGTTGTTTGATATGGGTGATTATATTGCTAATTTAACTCAATTATTATCTACTCAACCAAAGAATGTTTCATTACAGACAGTGTATCGATCTTTGGGACTGGAATTTGAAGAAGAAATGCGCCAGATTCGTCAGGAAAACATTGAACAAATAATTCAGATGAAAGAGATGGAAGCGTTACAGCGCATGTCATTGAATGATTTACGTTCAATTGGTGAAGACAGCGAGATTCAAGAAGTACAAGAGAGTCCATTACCAGGCGAGAGCGCTTATGACGCTGCACAACCGGGCGGTATGATGGGTGGCATGATGGGCGGTATGGATATGGGTCTTGGAGGCATGGGCGGAGGCATGGGCGGAGGCTTAGGCGGAATGCCAATGGGTGGAATGCCGCCAATGGGCGGATCACCAATGGGCGGACCCTCTGGAGCACCGCCCGGCGGCGCACCCATGTAAAAGTAATGTAGTAAACCTATTATTATTACTGCCTTTTAGGTAGGAGGCAGTTTATGTCTAGGACTCGCGATAAAGAGCTTATTGCCGTTGCTCAAAGGTATGGTTTAGGCGGCTATTTGAGGCAATGGTTTACTCCCGGCGGAATGGGTAGAAATATCGGGGAGAGATTATTCGGTAGTTATGCTGATAAAATGACTAGAATGCGCGAGGCAGACAACTCTATGAGAGAGGCTTTGCTGGGGCGTGGCACAAGGGCTCCTGAGCAGCTTGTTGATTTAAAGACCTCATTAGAAAGAGCAGAAGAGGCTTTTAAGAAAAAGCGTTTTATCGATGTTGCTCATTGGATAGGCAATATCAACCTGATGGTTAGGGAAGCAATCGATATAGGCGCTCCGGTTGCGGATTTGACACAAAAAGAGTTAGATGAGTATTACTCTCAAACTCAAGAACATTATTTATCAGAGGATTACTTTGGTGATGCAAAAGTAGCAGAGGCTGGTTTTTGGGATTTAATGGGAGGGATATACAGCAAAGTTTTTGATGATCCCATAGAACGCGCATATTGGAGGGAAGTAAAGCTCCGTAAAAATGCTATTCAGAGTTTACTTACTACTACCAAGAGTTTTGTTAATCGTGTTTTATTAATCTTTAATGAAATGAAACGAGCCCGTGCCGGCGGTCGTATCAGTGATTGGACCGTTCAATACGATCAATTATTAAAGTATCATGCTAGTTTTGAAGAGACGTTTAGGGATGTTTATGCTAAGCATTTAATTCCTATTATTGAGATTGCAAAAAAGCGTTTTACTGATACTGAGCGTATGCGAAAAGCGCGCGAGAAAAAGCAACAAAAACAACAAGAGGCTCAAACTGCTGTACAGCCAGCAACTCAGCCAGCAGGCACACCAAGTGAGTCTCCCGTATCTCCTGAGCCACAAGTCCGGGAAGAGACGGTTGAACCGAAGGGTCGTCTGGGGCGTCCACCCAAGAATATTTGGTGGATTGATGCATCTGGATTAGAGGTAGATCCTAACAAATCACGTCGTGTTCTAAAGCTTGTTTTTGATGAAACAGAAGGTGAGATTCCGGAGACTGGTAAAGAGGTTAGAGATGAACATGGACCAGTAGCGATTGTAGATCCGTCTGGACAAGTTACTTTGGAAGACATCTACGATGCTCAAACCAAAAAGAGAGTTGCTATTCCGGTCGAAGCGGTTCGGCAATACATGTCAAAACTAAGGCAGGATGCTATAAACCAAGCGGCTCCGATTAAACCAGATCGTATTGTAAATATAGAAAACCAACCCAAAGTAACTGAAGAAGCTAAAGAAAATCCTAACTTGGTAGTTGTATTGTTAGCCAAATCGATTGGTGCTCCCAAGAAGGCAAAAGTTGCTGAAATGATAAAAGCCCAAGTGGATGCCGATGTGGAGTTCGTGTCCCCCAGTCGTATTCGCCAGGCAAGGCGTTTTATATTACAACGGTTGGATGCTGGGCGTAATGTTGTTTCAGTTTGGGCATACGATCCTAGCACTGATAAAGCAATTCAATTAACAGAGCAATTAGAGCCCAAAGAAGTTAAAACACAGGTTCCTGGTAATATAGCTGAGTTGGGAGAACAGACTACTGAACAAAAGGGTGAGCAAAAATCCGAAGCAGTTCAACCTGCTGAATCGAAACCAACTGTACCAAAGGTGGAACCCAAAGTTGAACCCAAGGTGGAACCCAAGGTTGAACCCGTGGCGCCCAAGCCAGAGTCAGAGCCAGAGTCAGAGCTAGAGCAGGAAAAGAAGGGCAAGTTAGCGGTTATTGGTTTTAAAGAGCGCCCGAACAATTTAGAAAAGTTACTTGAAGCATTAGGCGCTTTATTAGGATTAAAAGTGGTTGCAGTTTCGCTTGGTCCCGATGGTAGAGAACAAGTTGAACAATTTATGCAAGAAGGTTATGATATTGATAAGAAACATAGTCAAGTATATGATAACGTAAATGAATTGGTAAAACGATATCCAATGCTATCTATCGCTTTAGACGAGGTAGATGAAGAAATCGAAAATGAGCCCGAAGAGTTTAAGGAATCCGAACCTGAACCTGAACCTGAACCTGAACCTGAACCTGAACCTGAACCTGAAACAGAAAGCAAACTTGAGACTGCGCCTGAGACCGAACCCGAGGCTGAGACTGCGGTTACCCCAAAGAGTGAATCGGTACCAGAAGAAAAGCCCAAGGAGGAAAAATCTGACAGGCGTGTATTTGTCTTTTTCGATGGCAGCTCTGATGACAAGAACCGTGTTCAATCTGCGGTGGAGAAAATGCATCCCGATGCTACAGTAAATGTATTGTCTCCCAGATACCGAAAAATGAAACAAAAGTATGCTGATGTAATTGATACTGTATATGCTTATCGGACGCCCATTGATACCGATGAAGAAGAGTTGAAGGAAGATATGGTTACACAACAGGTTGGCAAAAGCAAGAGCACTCGTAGAGGCAGACGCAAGGCAAGCGCTTTGCGGCGCATAGCTTTGTTGAAGAGGATTCTAGGCTAATGGAGATGCTTACTGTTGCCGCTTTAGAATTAAACCGTACAGACAACAAACAGGTTGTCAAAGTGGCTGGTGTTGTGCGTCGTTTGCGTAACTGGTATCGTAAACTTACCGATCCAGAATATCGCGCTAAAGTAATGAAATTACAGAATGATTCTGTAGCGGTAAAGGGTGATATTGATGAATTGGAAAAGTATATTTCCGAGGTACACAAATCCATTAAGGATTCTGATGTAGAATCATATAATTTTGCGGTAGACAGAGTTCGGGAGATATCCAAACGTTTAGTTGGAGAACTAGTTAAATATGAACAAAGCGCTAAAGCGGCAGATCCTGATGTGCAAAATCAATTCACGGAACAGTATCCAAAGCTTCCAGCTAGTTTAGATCGAATTGAGCGAGTTCATATTTCTAACAAAATACGAGAAGCAGTTTGGAACATTAGGGGGTTAAAAGAGGCATTAATGCGTCACAACCTTCCCCAAGACAAAATTGATGCTTTTATTAACAATCATGATCAGTTGGAAGAATTTTATAATACTTTAGCTAAAGAAATAAAAGCTGGCAAGATAGTGGGATCATGGATATCTCCACAATCTGCTATGGATATTAATAGAAATGGTGAAATGCAGTATCGCATTATAACAAATCCGTTTATTATTCCCGGTACATCATTTCAAATACAGGTTACGGTTGAGGGAACAGATTTATCAGCTCGTACCAAATCACCTCGTCCAGTCTTTTCGGTACACAAATTCAATTTTATTGATGCTAGGCAAAAATCTGCAACAAGACTAGAACAGTTGGGAACACTTACCGGACAAAACCTCGAAATGATTAAGCTTCATGGAAATTTAAACAATTTTATAGCAAAACTTTCGCATAAAATCGAAGTAGGTAAATAATGTCTTTAGGTTTTGCCACAGCGATTAAAAAAGCTCTTCTTGGTAAAACTGTGGAAATTTATCAAGGAGACACGCATGAATCTTTGTTAAAAGCCGAAAAAGATATAGAGCGTAAAAGTGTTTTACGCGGTGTGTTAATTGATGTTATTGATGAGTGCGTTGTGGTTAGAGTGAATGTTAACGGAGAATCAACACCCGTGTATATAAACTCTTGGTCAATTCAAACTATTTTAGAGCCACGCCAAGGTATTGGTATTCATTCCGTGTATCATAATGCCGAATCTAGGAAGATAAAGTGAAAGCAGATATATTGAGAAAACTTGCCAAAGAGTCTCGTATGGCTGGATGTGATCGTTTAGCTAACAAGGCTCTTATTGCTTTGGCAAAAGAGACCGGTTTGGCTACTCCGCAATCTGATTTGAGTTATTCTTACATTATGCGTAAACTCAGGAAAGGTGATCCTGAAAAGCTTCATAAGTTTATGGCTGCTTTTAAAGCTGCTTTTGATAAAGCTTTCATAGAGGAAATAGAAGATCCTGATAATGCTGCTTTAATGGAAGCAATGCAGGTAATGCAGGATAAAAATGATGTTAAAGACAAAATTCCGGGCGGACTAGCAGATAAAAAAGAACCTGATGACCTTGATCCAAAACAACTTGAAAAAGGAATCAAGGTTGAAATGGAGCATACCGATGACAAATCCATTGCTCGTGAAATTGCTACTGATCATTTGACTGAAGATCCTAAATATTATGATAAACTGGAAAAGATCGAAGGTATTAAAGTTCGTATGGTTAAGTTGGCTGAATCAATGGCAACTATAGACAATCCAACCGCAGCTGGTCGTGGTATTGCAGCAATTATTCGTTTTTTAACTCGCCGTATTGAGCCCAACAAAAGATTGTATTCTTTATTGAATTTGAAAAGAAAAATATACGAGCTAGATGAGTATCAAATTGCCAGCAAGAAGAGTCCAAACACCGCTTCGTTGGGACAGTCCATTACGTTTATTAAAACAGTTCTTAATGGAAGACCTCCATATTATGTTCGTCAGGTGATTAACGAGGTGGTGAAATATATATGATGCCTCTTAACTTTCGCCAAGTCGATCCTAAGTTATATCGAAGTGGTGCGCCAAGATTAAAAGCGCAGGTGGATTGGCTCGTAAATAATTACCCTAAAGTAAGAAAAGTAATTTCTCTTGACCGGGAAGCAGGAGCCGTAATTGCACGCTTATTGCCCCCTAATGTGCAGCATATTCAGCTACCAATCAACCCAGAAAATCCAGCTAGTATTCAAGCTGTAGGGCGGAAACTAAGAGAAATGAATGGACAGATTTTTGATACACCGGAAGGATCCACATTGGTGCATTGTAGGTTGGGTCAGGATCGTACCGGTTTTGCTGTAGCCATTTATGACGTAGTTAAGCATGGCGCAAGTCCAGCTACCGCTATTAAAAAAGTAGAATCGTTAGGTTATGGTCGTGGCGTATCTATCCCGGCAAAAACGATAATGAATCAAGTTATTGGTTTACCATCCTCTCAAGCACAAGAAGAAACTGGAGAAACTACAGAAGGAAAGGTGACTGTTGATATATCTGATACAGATGATATTGTTACTTACCTTCGTGAACAGGGACACAACCAAGGACATTCTTCTACGGTAGCTGACACATCTAATCCGGTTATAGATCAAACCCAAGCAGCGCGGCATTCTGCTTTGGTTATGCCGGAAGGCGAATCATATCCTCCCGTTAATATTAGAGCTAGAATGCGAATACTTACTGAGATTTTTAAAAAAGCAACCACTAAATCAGCAGTTATTATTGTGGGAGATCCGTTTCCTGGCGTAGGAAAGTTTTATTCTACGCTTAAACAATTTTTAATGTCTATTGGATATGGTGTTGAAGTTGTCAGAAATGGTGATTTACCACCAGTGGCTGATTTGTGGATTGGGTATGGACAAGGCGCGGCAGCATTAAAATTTGCCCCGAAGTCTGTTCAACAATTGATATTAAAACCCACATTAGAACTAACACCAGATATAATGAGTGTTATTAAAGCTTTAGATAAAGACGATGTTAATGAAGCCTTTTTAGGAGGCGGACCTATAGGGTCACCCACTGCTGAGGAATTACCATCAGGACAAGGATCACCGGCAATTCCCAGCGTACCATCATTACCAGAAATTGGTTCCAGAAGTGATTATCAGGGCTCAATTCCTGGTACAAATTATGGCGCTACTGGCGGAACTCCCGGTGCCGGCGGACCTGGCGGATTAGTTGATATAGATCCTTATGGGCTGGTACAGTTGTAATATACCATTTATTTTGTATTTAAATATGTTAAAGTCTGGCACTGTAGAAATGACTCTGGACATCCCAGAGGAAGAGAAAAAAATTGCCGCAACATTGGTTGCTTGGCTAAAGTTATTAATTAATAAATTGATGAACTTTAACAATTATCTCAATTTGTTATACAACCCATTTAAAGAATACCAAACAGTATCAGAAGAATCGATACACAAGTACAGAGCTACGTTGTGGCGTTTTTCAGAAGAAATAGAAAAAGAGTATTTGGGTAAAGACACAGTATCGGGCACCAATCCCAAAGATTGGAGTATTAAAAAGACTGCGTTCATGTGTGCAGCCAAGCTTAAAGAGTTTTCATCTGATACCCATATTTCCAAGTTGTTGGAATCTTTTTCAGATGATGCGACCGACGTAGAAGATAATGTGGATAGGTTGGTTGCTATTATTAGAAATTATACTAGCTCTACTTTTAGAAATAATGTTGTTTCTTCTATGGAAAACACTAAAAAAGAGATATCAGAACTAAAAAAGCTGATAGAAGATCGTATAATTGATCATATAAATACCAATATTCTTGCAAAGAACTGGATAGAAGATTCTAGTCAAGAGCTTAATATTCCTGTGCAGAAGCGGGAACCATATGTTGTTAGATTATATCAAGAAAGAGAAAAACGGTTACGCCAGAGAGGTTAAGGATGTTTATTAAACAGGGAGAACCAGAAAAGATTTTAAAGATTTATAAAGAAGAAGAAGTTCAACGCGAGTTGGAAGAGGTAGCGCGTAGGGCAAGAGAACAACGAGAAGAAATGAAGGCTTCTACTTCGGAGAAATAATGCTTATCAAATTAGGAGAAGCAATAACTGTTACCAAGGATGACCTTAAGCCTAACATTTTGGATGATGATGATCCTGAAATAACTAGAATGTTTCAAGATGGGGTTATCGATCTGAAAGCTCGCGCTTCTGCCGAAGCTGCCGCTGAGTCGATTAAGACCGGTAAAGCAATTGCACCAAAGGCTAAGGATTTTCTTTATTTTACCGCTGTTATGATGCATGCCGCGGAAGCCGCATTATTGGATGAAACGGGCGCTTTAAAAAAGACCGCTGATGGTAAAGATGTAGAAGCGCATTGGGATACAGATAATGATACATGGATTTGGCGTTGTAATGATCCAAATATTAAACCTTTCAAGAATAGCAATGCCGATATCTTCCCAGCACAAGAATTAAAGAAAGCTTATAAGAAATGGGTAGCTAAACCATTATGTCTCGACCATCAATCTCAATCTGTAGATATGATGCGCGGTCTTGTGATTGATACATATTGGGATGATAAAAGACAAAGGGTTGTTGCCCTCTGCGCTTTGGATAAGGTGGGATATCCAGAGTTAGCTCACAAAGTGTCTACTGGTATGGCTGCGTCTGTGTCCATGGGAACCGCAGTTGGTAGAGCAATTTGTACAGAACTAGGGTGTCACAGAGTTGCCAAGACAGAGGCAGATTTCTGTGAGCACATGAAATCAAAGACTTGTTATGGCGAAATTAACGTGGATCTGTCGCCCATTGAGCTATCTATCGTAGTTAATGGCGCAGATCCGGGTGCTAAAATTCGTCGTGTGCTTGCTGCTGCTGATAGCATTGCCCAGTATGTAGACGCAAAAGAACAAATGGTTAGAGAAAAACGGGCAATGACGTTAGAAGAAGTACGACAGCTTAAAGAAGATTTAAAAAACATTGAAGCTAAAATCGATTCATTAGGAGAAGATGAGGAAGTTAATCCGCCTTATGGACAACAAGGTCGAGGTTCTCTTGAAATGACAGAGACCGAAGTGTCCGATGTGGCTGGAAACAATCCTCAGGGATTTCCAGATCGATATGCTTCCGAGCTACTTTCCGACGTTACGAGAGTTTTAAATGAAAAAGTAGCTCAACTAGACAATTTTATCAATAAAATGGCTTCAGTAGAAGAGGGTCATTTAAATAATATTGAGGACAATACAATGACTAATAAGAAAAATGCTTATTTCCAGGGTGGAGGCGGCGTAAATGAGCCAGCCCCAAAGCAAGTAAAATACCCTAAAGAAGATTCAGATTCTATTCGTAATAACGAAGATAAACAAATGGTTGGACAACCTCCGTTCCCTGATGTGGGTCCGGTAGATGGTATGCACCCCAGCCCGGCGTCTGTGCCAGAGTCAGAAGAGGCTCGTAAAAAGAAGCTTCTGCGTATGGCGGCAGAAAATGAACAGCGCAAAATGCGTCGTGAAGCGGCGCTTGAGCGGGCTAAGAACGCTATTGATGCCAAAGGTTATTTCCAGGGTGGCGGTGGCGTAAACGAGCCCACTCCCGGCAAACCAAAGTATGAAAAAGAAGATTCAGATGGTATTCGTAATAACGAAGATAAACAAATGGTTGGCGCTCCTCCGTTCCCGAACGTTGGCAAGCCTGATGGTTTGTATGGTAACGATTTGGCTGAAAAGAAGAAGCTGCTTCGTGCCAAGCTTAATGCTCGCTTTGTAAAGTCGGCAGAAAAAGGACAGGACCGTTGGGAAATTTATCATGGTGATAATCTGATTCTAACCGCTTCTGTTAATGATCTGGTCGGACCTGATAAGGTTGCTGCGTTTTATGACAGTATTGCTACCAAGGTGTACGGAAAGAAAATTCTTGATACCATCAGGTCTCAGGGATTCAATACCGCCCTGTCTATTTTCAAGGGTGCCCAGGCAGTAGCAGGACCAGGCGCAGCTCCTGGTGCTCCTCCTGATGCTGGCGGAGCAGCTCCTGTTCCCGAAATGCCACCAGCAATGCCTGGCGAAGGTGCCGAACCTCCGGTTGATACCGGCGAGAGTGGCAGTCCAGCAGAGGCGTTGGCTACTAATTTAGATGAGGTTGATGGACTGATTGCGGATATGAAGCGTCAGGTTCAGTCTCTGAAAGAAGAGCAGGCTGGCGGAATGGAAGGTGCTGTAGAGCCAGGACCGGAAGCAATGGCAACCGCCTCGGTTTCACTCCCCGCCATGCGCAAAACTCTTAACCAGGCATTGGTTAAAGGTGCGCAGCAGGCAATTAGCGATCTTAGCGATCATAAAGAAGAATTACAACTGTTGCAGCACGTTTATAATACAGATGGTGCCGTTAATACGGAAAATTCCGAGGTGGTTAGTGATTTAGCCACTGAGGCGGTTAATGACGTAAAGGGCACGATTGCTAACGTTTATAAGCTTATGTCGGCATTTGTTAAGTACGCACGCGGCACAGAGGCTCTTATCAAGAGGGCTGGAGAGGAGTCTGAAATGACTAAGAGCGAGAAGGATGACGAGAAGGCAGAGAAGGCAGAGAAGGCAGAGAAGAAAGAAAAAGAAGACGAGAAGAAGGAAAAAGAAGAGAAGGAAGAGAAGGAGAAGAAGGAAGAAAAAGACGACAAGAATGATGCCGATATTGCTGATATCAATCTTGCCGGTTTAGAGCCTGACGATCCCGAAGCCTTAGCGTCATATCTTGAAGAGTTATCCAGCGAAGAAGATGAGCCGCTGGAAGATGAGATTTCCGTTTCGGAAGATGAAGATATTGGCGACGCGGTTAATATCAAGTTTGAAGGCGGAGAACCTGCCGAGGCAACTGCTGATACCAGTCAGGAACTCGAAGGTCTGTTGGGCAATGCCAGTTCTGAGAACTTAGCTGCCCTTCGCACCAAGATTGCGCAGAAGGGCGTAGCATTCAGTGACATGCTCCAGAAGGCGCATCCAAGCGGTGGTTTTACTACTGATTTGGACACTAAGCCTACTGGTGATTTAGCCAAGGTTGAGACTCTTCCAGAAGCACACACCAAGATGATGGATGTTGCTAATGCACCTCCTCGCGTTCGCAAGGCGGCGGAAGATATTCAGCGGCTAGTTCAAGCTGGCAAGATCGATCCTGTTGCTGATTTCCCAGCACTGATTTCACAGGGTCTAGACCCGCAGGCAGTTTCCTATTGGAAGCAGATGTGGGGCGAAGCTGGCGATAGCGAATCTTCACAGTACGTGAATGATTTGGTTAAGGAATATCACAACAAGAAGGCTGAAGAAGAGAATACCAAGTATCGTGTTAAGGTAGCTCGTGCTTTTGAGTTAGCTCATGAAATGGCACAGCGTGGTATTATCGGTGGAAACCGTGAAGCCATCTCAGAGCAGGTAAGCGCTCTTATGACCTTTACGGATGGTAACTTTGAACATCTTAAGGCAACGGTTGGACGCTATCCACTGAAGAAGACTGCTTCTATTCCCAACGTAGGGTATCCATCGGAAGTTATGATGGGATCACCAGATGTAGCCTTACCAGCGGTAGAAACTCGAACAGAATCGCTGATGAATGATCTTGACGCGGCTTTCAGGAATCGCAAATACTAATTTAGACTGTAGGGACGGGGTTAAATCCCCGTCCTTATATCTATTAAGAGGATTGTACAATGATTAAAAACTCAAATATTGGTGACGCAATTGCGGCTGAAATGAGTGAAACGCTTGAAAAAGAAGAGTTCAAGAGGATTTTTGCCAGCCCCGTAGTCGAGTCTACCGAACAGGAATATTCTGAAGCCTTAAGCCAGGACCCTAATTATCGCGCATTTGTTCGATTTGCCTCCAAGAAAAAGGATGAGGATAAAGACGACAAGGATGATAAGGATGACAAGAAAAAGGGTAAGCCAAAGAAAGGTGAACAGCCTCCTTGGTTAAAGGGTAAAAATAAAGGCAAAAAGGGTAAAAAAGAATGCAAATGCAAAGGTAAGTGCAAATGCAAAAAGGGTGATGACGATGATAAGTGTGCTTATGCTGGCGCAATTAATCACGTTATCAATACTTTAGTCCGTACTTCTGAAGCACTAGAAGGAATGGGACTAGTTGTTAGTGCTGCTGAGTCTGTTAAGTTACTGGATCGGATTATCAATGAGGCAGCTCAACAAAAATTTAGCGCTGAATATGCAGGCGAAGAGCTTGAGCCAGCAAACGAAGAGCTTGGTGAACCTGTTTTAGAGCCCCCACCTCTTGGTGAAGAAATTGAAGAAGAGATTGATATCGAAGACGAAGGCGAAGAAGGCGACGAAGAAACAGAATTAGCCGAACGTATTGAGGAAGCCGGAGAAATTCCTGAAGCTCTAGAAGCCGATGATGGAGATTTCGTAATGGAGGATCCAGAAATCGTACAAGCTTTCCAAGAGCTTAATCAGTGGGTCAAACAGGGCGTCGAAGAAGACGATGACGACGACGAGGAAGAAGAAGAAGAAGAAGACGAAGAGGAAGAAGACGAGAAGGACGAGAAAGACGAGAAGGATGACGAAAACGACCTAGATCTTTCCTGGCTAATCGGATAACAATAGCCTTATAAGGTGAATAAAATGTTTAAACGAGATCGTGTAGATGAAAGTATTTTAGAAGAAATGGCGAATAATTATTATAAAAACGCCTTCGAACGAACTAAGACTAACCAAGATCACGTTAAAATAATGGAGCACCTTAATTCGGCAGCAGAACTATTAGAAGGCAAGGCGTTATATAAAGAGGCAGAGTTTGTTACTTGGTTAATCGAAGTTGTCGCAAAAAAGAAGACGGAAAAAGATAAAGAGGATAAAAAGAAGGCTAAAAAGAGCAAGAAGGATAAAGAGGATAAAAAAGAAGGTAAGTCGCCAAAGTCTAGTGAAGAAGCAGTAAAAAACCTAAAAACAAAAGGTTGGATGTTTAGTGCAGATGATGGAAAGGCGGCAAGTGTTGTCGTTACCGCTGAAGGAGACAGCGATGACGATGATTTTAATGACTTAAGTAAATTGTGGGAATAGCACTTAATTTATCTTAAAATTATTTAATACCCCTTGTCTTCGGGCAGGGGGTATTATTTTGTGTTATATATAGATTAAAATTGCATTAGAATAGGTGGTTTATGTTACGTATCGTACAATCTGGTAATAGCCTTCCGTTTAGCTTTCCTGTTGATCCTAGCTCAGAATTTCAACCAGGACAACCAGCACAATTAACGGTTATGGGTAATAACGTTGTTTGTGGTGTGTCGGATGGTATTGCCCCTATCGGCATTATTGACGATGTTAAAACTAATGCCTTCACCACCTCCGCTGTAGATGAAGTAATAATTGCTGGTCCGATTGCTGGCGTAACAGGTCCAAACAACACCTTGGTAACTCCACAAGACGTTAAAGCCGAATTAGAAAACCCCAACGTTATGATGAGTAGTTTCGTATCCGACCCAGTAGATGTGGAGTTAATTGCACGCAACGGAGTGGTAGTATTTCTAGCCGGCACAGAGTTGAATTTTGATGCTGACGGTGATGGATTACCGGATTCAATTCGTACCGTAGTTAATTATACTTATCAAGTTCCAAACGTACCCGGGGATGATTCGACATATGCTAGCGGCAGGATAACAGTTTGGTTCCAGAGAATTATTGCACAAACTGATCAATATGAAACTCAACAAAGGTATCCTATTAACGCAAATTTGTTTGTTAGCGAAAATGGACTATTAACCACTCGCAAGCCCGGGGACACATATCCTGGTGTTGCTTTAGTATCTGGTTCTCCTACTAGTACACACAGGCTTTTAGAGTTCATTTGGCTCTAGATAGTAGCGAAAAATCAGCCTTCAATGCATAACCGCGTATAAATAATAGGTTACCATAACATAGGTGCATTTATGGCTGATAAAATGGATTGGGCGGCAGCAATGTCTTCTGAGGTTTTCAGGAATTATGCTCAAAATGAATTATTAAAAGAAGCTCAAGAAGAGGCTCAAGCGGCAGCGAAAATTATCTCTAAAGATAGTGCGTTAGACAACTTTGAGGGGCTTCAAAGGAGAGTAAATGCATCTCCCAAGCTTCGTGGTGTATTTAAGAAGCTCCAACAGGCATTCACAAGCAATCCAGAATATACTGCCAAGGTTGATCCCAATTTTGTTGAGGGCGTATTGTTGCTCAATGTAGAGGACGAATAATGACTTTTAAGCATATTGGTTTTTCAGATAGCGAAGTTATGCGCGAGCTTGAGAAACAGGAACTTAAGAAAGACGATCCCACCAAGATTGTCAAATGTGCATCTCAGACTGTTGAATACAGTCCGAGCAACGATCTGTTTCAGGACATAGTTTCTTTAGCACGCGGATTACGAACTAATGGATATGTAAAAGAAGCCGAGTCATTAGAGACCAAGCTATTTATCTACAAGACAGCCGAGACGCATCTTTATAAAGTATTTGAAGAAGAGGGTGAGGATCTGATTAATTTTTCTCACCAGGACGGGGACGTTGAGGTTGCGCCATCCAAGGAAGGATATGGCAAGGTAGAGACACTGACAAGCCAGCAGAAGAAGATCCATGATGTGGTTAATAAGAAGCCCACTGGGAAATTAGCTGGAGGTAACCCTGATGGGGTTAAGAAAAGTGGATTAGGTAAAACCGCCGATGTATGGGAGAGTTCTCTTAAACGTGATGTTAATCTTCCTGCACAGGATATAAAACAGGAATGGGGGCAGTTACAAAATTATCGTGATAGTATTATTGCGCTTATTAATGATAAAAAAGAATGGACTATTGCGTACGGCTCCTCGGTGGGAATCGGTAATACAAAAATCTTTTTTATAGAATCAGATGCTCCTGACTTGTTGGAGTTTAATGATCAAAAAATTACTTTATTTACCGAAACTGGCGGTGGTCTAGTAGGAGGTAAAGCCAGCGTTGGAACACCTGTCGCTGGTAACAGAAAATTGTTAGAGTTCTATTTAGAAAAGACTGGTGGACTTATAACATTTGAGCAAAAGTATCCTCGTATTTTTGAAAAAATTGCCGTAAATGCCCAACCCGGTCAATTTGAATCTTTATTTGCTCAGAATAAGATAGATATCATTAATAACGCAATAAATATACACATTAGTAAAATTCCCCACAAGTTAGCCATTGATTTCGGCACCGCCCCAAATCTAAACAATCCAAATGAGGTTAAAACTTCTCTTCATAAATTAAATACCGCTCGTGATGCTTTTCATGCTGTAATGGTGGAAGGCGTTGATCAGTATGTTCAAAGCATGCTTATTAATAAGCTCGATGATGATATGCATGTTCGTATGGTAAAATTATATAATGAGTTGCAAGAAAGCATTTCTAAAGTGCAAGGAATATTACAAGGTGTATTAACTAAACCACAAGTAACTATTGGTCCTGCACAATTAGAGGGTGTTGCGCAAACAGTGCCAATTTGGAAAGCGCTATCAACTAAGCTGTTATTAACAAAACAGGTAAATGGACAGCCTGTGAATCGTCATTTGGCTATGCGTTTTGATATTGCTGCTAAAGCTGCTTCTAAAAATTCCAAAGCTAAAGCTTGGGCACCGGTTTATATAGCGGCAGCTAATTTCTGCCGCCAGTTTCCCACCAACACAACCCTTTGGCATTTGTTACGGGCTTTGGGTACGAAAGAAGATAATAAATTTGCCGGTTGGGAATCAAGATTCAAAACCTTAGGGGATTTAGACAAGGCTTTGATAGCGTTAGAAAATATGCTCAAAAGTTCTGGTGCTAAACTATCAATGGTAAAGATTGCACAAGATCCGTTAAATCCGTTTGGATCTCCACCACCATCTAAACCAACCAAACCGGTTCGCAAAGCACCCTCGGTAACCAAGTCACAAACGGCGCGTTTTGACACCTTTAGAGAACGCTATATTAAAAGTTATCCTGAAGCTTTTGATGCTGTTACTAAAATGCAAAAATACTTAATTGGATTAGGCAATTTTTTCATGGGTAAATCTGAGTGGTTAAAGAATCACGGTTTGTCCGAAGATATTGCTGTTGTATTATCAGGCACAGGCGCCTCTGCTGGTGCTCAAAAAGATATTAATCAAGCTGATGGTATCTGGGGCGCTAATACAAATAATGCTCTTAAACAAGTAGCGACCATCTTTAAAACGTTAAATGTTGATGGAAACGTTGACTATAAAACAACATATAAATCTGGCGCTAAAGCAGAAGCTAGCGCTAATGCAAACATAAAAGTTATTAAAAAAGGTTTTAAAGCAATCGGTGTAACAATGGACACAGGGACATCTGAAAACAAATCAAATGTTCCTAAAGTAGATAATTGGGATCAAATTACTAAGACAATATTTAATGTCGCCGATTTGTACAAAACAAATGTGACCGGTGATATTCCGGTACCGGTAGGAACATTTAAAACTTTTCGATCATTATTAGAGTTCTTAACTCTTAATGATCTAATGCCACAATTGGAACCCGACAATTTAACGGTTGCTCAGTGGCAATATGCGATACTGTGGTTTTGGAACAGAGCAAGATGGCTCAAGAATAATCGTTACATGAATGCAGTGCAAGAACTAGGGGCTCGCTTTAAAACAGTTACCCGAACAAAACAACTTAACGATGTTGTTACTGTTGCCGAATTAGAAGGTGCTAGTAAACCTGTACTACAACCATCACAACCTAAACAGCAAGACCCGGGTGTGCCGGCACGTCTTCACGAGGGTGCTCAATACGATTTATCACCAGAAAAGGTTATAAACGCTTTTCCGTTTTCACGGGATGAAGTTAACCTTTTAACAGTACAAAAAATAATGGGAAAAAGTGTAAACAGCCTGTTTCCCAACACTATGACGAAAAAATATGGATCGGGACTCCTTAGGCGAGGTTTAATTACTAGAGAACTTTTATTCGAGTTCTTTAAAGATTTGTCTGCTCCTTTTGTGCCGCCATCCTTACAAGGACAGTTGCAAGATAAAATTAGTACCGCTTCTGCTTTTTGGGCAGATTTGTATACTATTGCAGATGAATGGCAAATGAAAATGCAAAAATTAGGAGCAGTTGATCCAAGTATATTTCGTAACCTGTTTAGGTATCAAGTTTTTCCATGGAAAAGCTTAATTGATAATCAGATTATTCCGCTTTTTACTAAGCAATATAGCAATAGACCGTGGTAAATGAAAACCATTTATAATGACGACGAAACCCTCATCAATACCCTCGCTCTGTTAGAGGCAACGTATTCCTTTGAAAACGGTTCGCTCATTAAAAATGCCAACATTGCCGAATTCGCTATCGATGAATTAAAAAGCTTCGGTAGCCACCTCGTTACCGAAGTTACTGAACGTATTAATAAAGAAGGCGTGTATTCGGTCCTAACCTTCTTTGCTCCAGGAATGCTGGGCGCTATCTGGGCTCCCCTTGGCTTAGGTGCATGGTTTATTACTATCGTGGGTATTGCTTTTGATGTAAGCTTGGGTAGTATCTTAGCTACCGCCGCCAGAAGTACTAAAGAAAAACTTGACTCCGGTGAACCCTTTACTGACGCTGATGCCGAACGTATTGCTAATGAGGCGATCCAAACTGCCGGTGGAATTCCTGTTACTAGTGAGTACTTTCTTCCACTGCGTACTATGATTAAAGAAGGAAAATTGTTGAGTACCGCCAGGGAAGGTTTTAAAACCGATATTTTTAAAAGTGCCGGGCCTAAAACAGGAATACTTAAAGCTATCTTCTCCAAACTTATAAGTACAGGCGCTAAAGCTCAAGGTAGATTAACAATTTTGGGACTCCTTAAGCTGACTATTAAAAAAATCCTTAAAGCTGTTGTTATCGTTAGTGCCGCTGGTTGGGTTATGGGTAAAGAACCCGGTGGTGCCCCAACTCCAGAATCTGAAGAATCATCCGGAATAACACCCGGAGTTCCATCTATCGTTTCCCCTGGTACACAACCTATTGCGCGCTCAGTATCTGTACCTATGCCTCAGAAAATGGCTAATAACCTGACCCCTACCGGGCTGGGATTGACGTATAGAATTAATTCGCAAAATAGAATATGGATTGTTCCACTACAATCTGGTGGCTCTGGTGTTGATAGTATAAGAAATACTATGTTCTTCTGGGCAACTAAAGTGTATCAGGAAGTTGGAATGGAACACCATCAATTAGTTATGACTTCTCCCGCATTTATACAGATGCTTAGAGTTCTGAGTACTAACTATACCCCCTCCGCCCCAAGAGGATTACAAATGCCTCAGAACGAAATTCTAAGCTCTCCAATACATTCTGTTAAAGATGTGGTAGATTATTTCATATGGCAAACTGCCCCTAAGATAAAACTTACAAAGGAATCTGAATGAAAAACGAAGTGTTTAATAACTATGTAAAGATTGCCCTGGAACAAGGTCTTATCTCGGAAGGGCAAGATGTCCCCGAATCAAAAAATAAGGACTACGCCGATACTATCAAAACCCTGTATGGTCTCGATATTCCCCTTAATGATTCCGATAAAGATATCCTGGATCAGGCTCACCCTAATCCGGTAGTAATCGCCCCCGCTTATGATAGAGTTAATGGGCTGGTGGAAAACCTCAGAGAACGTCAAGATATCATGGCAGGAATTGCCCTTAAACCTAATAATGGAAACTTGACCATGCACCGGTATGCAAATGCTTATCGAGATCTGGTGAATGAACTGGTTGCCCTTGGCTTCCGTATGGATAATGCCGATCATAAAGAATTGCGCGTCCTGGCTGATACCTGCTCCCATCGCTTGACTAAAAATAACCCCATTAAATTAAAGAAATAATATGGTACAGTGGGGTACCTCTCTGGATATGGAAACCATTAATGATACTCCCTTCGCCGGGAGCGGTCAGGAAAATGGTCCGTATTACTTCGTTAAAAAACCAGATCTCCCCCTGAATATCGATCCTACCGCCCCTCAACATCCCCACTTTCAGGTCGATGCCCCAGATGTGCTGTCCCTGGACGATATAGAACGTTTATTTGAGGACGCTGAGAGGCTCCTGGATTTAACCCCAGAACCTAAACCCCCTCCTACCCACTCTCCTGCTGCCCTTAAAATAAAACTCCGTAATAGCCCCCCACAAATTAAAACCCCCAAATCTAAGAAAAAGAGCAAAAAACCAACCCGGACTCAATCTGCCCGTCGGTTATCCCGTGATGAAAGATTAATTAAAATAGCTAAAATTTTCTTAGCATATAATGCATAATTTATTATATAAAGTGAGGTTGGTTAAAATTAACCTCAGTAATGTAAGACATAGAGTAAGACAATTAAGCGTAAACATAAATACGCAAATTAAGGTTTTGTTATGGCACTTAAACTTTTACAAGCAGGAATTCAGCCTATTGGTCAGTTCGATGGTTATGATTCCGAGATTACCCTTGCAGCCACTGGTTTTAAGGGTGGTGAGGTTTGTTCGCTGATTTATGTTCCCCTTGGAACTGATCATGCAGCAAAGGATGCTGACGGCACAGACGGTTACGTAGGAACAACCACAAAGATTCGTCCCTGTGTAACTCGTACCCTGGCTGACGGCACCCGTCCACTGTTTTTGTCCGATGATGGTGCTTCAGGTTACGGAACTCTGTTCGGTGAGCTGATTGGTGCAATCGTTGGACAGGTTGGTTCCGGCCCTGGTACCGGTACTGTCCTTGGACCTCACACTGCGGCAGGCAGTGGCAAGATTACTTGCTGGGATAAACCCGGTCTGTATGCTGTCACTCTAGATGCAGTGGTTACTGGCAGCGAAGGTTTGGATCCGGCAAACGGAACCCTAACCGGTGGTGACCCCCTGTATGCTACCGCGACTGGTCTGCTTACTCCAGTGTCAGCTAATGACTTCGATTCCGGTGGAATCGTGGTTGCTCGCTTCATTGAGTTCCAGACTAACGGAAGCTTAGTAACGACTCCGAATTATCTGGTGTCGGCACTGAACTCACCCACCAATAGCACTCCGCAGCAGGTACAAATGACCCAGGCGGTCATTCACTTCCACCCGGAGATGTAATTTAAACCGAATTGGGGCGGTCGCTGAGCGCCCGCCCCAAATTCATCACAAAATCTACCGGTTATATAAAGCAGGTAGTAAAGGAGAAAATAAAATGGCAGGCGAAATTTTTAACAGTAGGGGCGAACTTAATGCAGGCAATCTGCAAGAAGCTTTCACCCAAATGGCAAAATTCGCGTCTGTACTAGAAGAGAATGCTCCTTCCAATCTGACCCTCGCGGGTCAACCCTCCATGAATGATGACAGGCGCGACAGCCTTATCGAGCGCGCTGTTATGAGTCAGGAAGGTAAGATTGCGTTGGCGCAGGCCATGGCTAACCCTATTCGTCGTAACCTCGACTATCAGGGAATTGCCAGGCGTGCTTTGGTTGTAGATCCGTCGATTAGTGTGGCGGCCTAACTTAGTTAGGAAAATTTGGCTATATGCTGGAACATCTGCAAAAGCTTTTAATACTATAAATAAAATACTGCTAGCATCGAGCTGTAGTGAAAAATGTTATAGTTAAAATTTAAAAGATACGCAGACAATCAGCAGGAAAGATGATAATGCAACAACAAGAAATCATCGACCTCTATTCAAATAAACATAAAACGACCTATGAGATTGCAGAACTCTTGGGCATTGATCGATCCTCTGTCGCTCGTATGCTTAAAAAATGGGATGTTCAGATCATAAATGAACAGCGTAAATATTATGGCTTGAAACGTACCCCAATCTCTAAAGAACAACACGAAATGATTGTCGGTACCTTGCTCGGTGATGGCTGTGTCGCCCCGCATGGAAGAAAAAATAAATCGTTTCGCTTGATTATAGGTCATTGTGAAAAACAAAAAGATTTGGTGATCTGGAAAAAAAAGATATTAGCTAATTTCGTGAATATCATAAATAAACGGAATGATATGTATACTTTTAATACAGTAACCCATGATGGTTTTAGGTTTTATAATAAACTGTTTTATGATAATCGTAAAAAAGTTGTAAGACCCGAAATAGAACATTGTGTTACACCTCTCTCTTTGGCAACTTGGATAATGGATGATGGTTCCTTGAATAAAAATGTTAATATCAGAATCTCTACTGATGGATTCTCTAAAGATGAAAATGTCTTGCTTCAAAGAATCCTTAAAATGAAATTCGGTATTAATATTAAAGTGTGTGGGTATACACGTAATAATAAAGAATATTACTTTTTATCTGCAAATAAGCGTAATAGCATGATATTAAGTGAAATTGTAGAGCCCCATATAATAAATTGTATGAAGTATAAGATTATCACCGCTCCTCAACGACTACATGCCAAACTCCCAGTCCGGGATGATGATATAGTCTGAACTATACAGAGATGTATAGATTAACATAATTGTACCTCAAGGCGCCCTTCCAGTATATGACCGAGATATTGATGTAGCAGCTGTTGTTGTTTCTAGCAATGGCACCGGACCCGAAAGCCGCGTATTCGGCGACCGCGTAACGATACCCGAGTTCGAGATCTACTCGAACCCCACCGTTCGTATTGCCGAGGTTAAGCGTCGTCGGTTCAACGTGATTGACCGTGCCGTGCAGAAGGCGCGTCAAGAAATCATGGCTCAGGAAGATGGCAACGTTTTCGCGGCGATCGATTCTGCCTCTGCGGTTGAAAACGGAGTACAAGATATCGCTGATAGCGGAATGCTCAAGGCGGATTTGGTTGAAATTAAGGTCCAGATTGATCGCTGGGACTTGGTTACAACTAAGTTCTTCATGAATATCAATGAGTATACTGATATTCTTAATTGGGCGTCCGGTGGTGGACAAGGTGCCGGTGGTGGCGAAGTGGACCCGGTGACTCAGCGCGAAATTCTCCAGACTGGGCTCTATGCTCATATCTGGGGCGCTGATATCATGGTCTCAAAGATCGTTCCCCCAGGTACAGTCTACGGATGTGCTGACCCCGAGTTCGTTGGTGTCATGCCTGTTCGTCAGGACATCGAGGTCCTTCCCGCCGACGAGCCCCGTCAACTAAAATTAGGATGGGTCGTGTCGGAAATCATTGGCATTGGTATTGTTAACCCCCGCGGTTGTGCCAAGGGCAACAAGAGCACCCTCATCGGCGCGTAATGTAGCTTAAAACAAGCCAAATTGTAACCCGAAAGGCAGTCCATTTTTGTGGACTGCCTTTTGGTTTTTGAAGCGTTCCCTCTGCGTCTAAAATGTTGAACCAAGACAACAAGAGTGCCATCAGTTGAATCGGTAGCACATCAAAAAATATGAACCAACTAGCTGTCGAGTGCCGTCAATTGAATCGGTGTATTATTCGTAATGCAGCACGAAATTATAAATCTTTATGATTCTGGAGAAAGTACTAGACAAATTGCCCGTAGTCTAAACGTATCGCAAGCAAAAGTTTGTAGAGTACTTAAAAAAAATAATATCAAAGGTCGCCCAAGAAGAATAAATAAAAAATTAGAATCAATTATATTTAACAAATACTTATCTGGGGAATCATCTGAGTTAATAGCGCAAGATGTGGGTGTATCTGCGTCTACGGTATGTAGAGTTGTTAAAAGGTTAGGGGGAGAAATAAGAATACCAGTTTTAAATAAACGCAAGGTATCTAGGTATAATACCTCGTCTATTGTTTTCTACAAGAGCAAAGAATTATCTAGCACGTATTTAAATACTCTTTCACAAGGAGAGAAGGACGAAGTTGCGGACTTTTTATTTGGTTACTTTAGAAAACATGGGTTCCCTTACCCAAATTATACAGATAACGAATTAAATGACGATTTTAAGAGGTTGGTTAAATCTTGTGGAAACATTGATGGAAATATAATAAACAGCCGAGGAGAAGCTGGATTAAAGATATTTAAACATTATAATCAACATTATTTTTTTGTTAGCGGTTCGGTGGGCAGTAAAAAAAGCATGATTGAATGTTTTAATGATGATGATAAGTTAATGAAAGTAATAAAAAACCGAGTAAATAATGAATTTAATATAACTGGAAACATGTTACGACAGGGAATGAGGACTTCATGGACGGCATTTGGAGCCAGCATATTCAGACCCGAGTTAGCAAAGACTATATACAGGGAGTTTACAAATCCCAGTAGTATTGTTTTGGACATTTCTGCTGGATTTGGGCAGAGGATGTTGGGGGCACATTTTGTTAAGCAATATATTGGGTTAGATCCTTGGACAGAAACCATTTGTGCTTTAGAAAGGATCAAAGACCGATGGAATTTACCAGCAGTTTTGCACAACATAGGCTCAGAGTATTTTAATCCTTCGTTAAAAGTAGATTTTTGTTTTTCATCTCCTCCATTTTTCAATAAAGAGATTTATTCTCTTGATAAAACACAAGCGTATAATACCGGATTTAAAAATTATTTAAATTGGTGGCAAATTACTATAAACAATGTCGATAAAATGTTGAAGCCTCGGGGGTTTTTTGTTGTGAACATGAGCAAAAATTTAGCCCCTTATTTAATCAGAGCAAGCAAATATAGTTTAAACCGCACATTAGAGATAACTTATTCTCGTTCACATATGTCTACTAAATCTTCAGATTGTTTTTACGTGTTAAGGAAACCAACCAAATGTTAACCGATATTAAACGATATATTGAAAAAGGATTATCAATTCAACGTACAGCACATTTATTAAAAATAAACAGTACTGATCTTAAAAAGACAGTACGAGAAAACAATATTGAATTAAAGGAGGAAGATTTTAAAGGAGACATAGATTATGTTTGTACTTTGTATAGGGAAGGGGTATCAGCCAAACAATTAAGCGATAAATTTTCAATTAGTAAACGAAAGATCTTAAAATGGGTTGAGGACAGGGGAATAAGACGTTCTGTAGCAGAAAGTAGTCGTATTATTGAATTAAAGGAGCATGTGTTTGACAAGGTTGAAACTAAAGCTCAAGCATATTGGTTAGGTTTCTTTTATGCTGATGCGTATAATAGCGATAGAACTTTTACTATTAGTCTGTCTGACAAAGATCATGAACATGTTATAAAAATAGCAAAATTCTTTGGCATACCTGAACATAAGATTAATTGTGAAGATGGTGTTTCTAATCTTAGAATATATAGTAAACATATATGCAGTAAAATGACAGCTTTAGGATGTCCAAGGGCTAAAAGTTTTATAATTAAATATCCAGAATGGTTAGATGACAAGTTACATTCACATTTTATTCGTGGATATTTTGATGGCGATGGTTGCTTAACTTTTCGTCAAAAACAAAAAGAATGGAAATGGTCTCTGGTTGGTACTAAGGAATTCGTAGATTATATTAATACCATATTATATGATAAATTAGGATTAACGAGTACTATTTGTTACATTTCAAAAACTAATAATAATACATATGAAATGCAAACGGGAGGGAATGAAAAAATTCATACCATTTGTGATTGGTTGTATAAAGGAAGTAATTCTGAAATAACGTTAAAAAGAAAGTATGAAAAGTATTTACAACTAGTTGAGCATCAGAAAAATAGAAAATGTGGAAAACATTATAATATAATTAACAGAGCGTCTACTTTTGTTGGTCATAGTTTTTTTGACGATTATTGTGCTCCTAGCATGTTAGGGAAGTTATCTAAAAATATAGAACACCAGGGCGACATATTTTTCTGGCAGGTACGTAAAATTAATTATATGGTAATTTTGAATGATCATATTTTAAATGAAAACGATATAGCATGGTTGAAACATCTGGAGACATTTAGTGTCTTATATCTCTCAGGACCAAATCTTCTCAAACTCCGAGAACACTTTAAAGTTAGAGTTAAATCACAACAATCAGTTATTATTCCAATAAATAATTTAGACTTGTTCGGCGGAAATAATAAAAAGCTCAGAAATTATATAAACCGTTATAACCATTACACAATAGATGATTTGCATAATACAGAAGATTTAAACGTAATGCTTAATCGTTGGTCTGATACATTGGGTGATAAGTATTTCAGAGATTATAGTAGTAAAAACTTGTACTTTTTCACCAACAAATATCATCAAAATTGTGAATGTATTTTTGTCTACGATAAAGATCAGCTTATCTCTTTTGGCGTTGCCTCTCCGGTTCAAAATGGACATTGCTCATATATCATCGGTAAAGCATTAGCTAAGGATTATCCCGGTCTTTCTGAATTTACCGATATTAAACTCTATGAGAAGTTACTCAAATATGGACCATTCGAAATAAATCTAGGAATGGCTACCGGCGGATTGGCACAGTATAAGCTGAAATTTCCTGGAGCTTTTGTGCAGGAAAGTTATCATGGTAAAGTTGTAGTCTAAATCTTTAGTTTTGTGTATTTTTAGGGCGGTTCCAAAAGGAGCCGCCCTTTCTTTTTGGGTATGAATATTAACGCATATTTTCGATATGCATATAAGTAACAAGAAATTACCCCTAGCCGGTAATGCTGAATTACTATACAAATTAGCTGAAGATTATGAAATACTATCGGCTTCTGGCGCTCATCATGTCCCTAAAGAACGGCTTTATAGGATACAACACGATCTAGAGCCCTCTGGTGTTACTCGTAGTGCTCGTAAAGCAGCTATTAGGGCTTTACAACCGGGGTTCACAAAGGTGGCTTTTGATACCCGCCGGATTGATCAGGAACATGACCGTAACCCCAGAACTAATCTCCAGTATTGGAATCGTGCTCAATCGTTTATTGATGAGGAGCTACAGGGCAGGATTCATTTGTTTTCTAAGGTTATGGGCGTTCTTAAAGGCATTAAGGAAGCCTACGGCACAGCCCCCGAATACTTTGAAAGTTATTCTAGGGTTTTATATGACCAGATAGAACGGGTATTAAGAATAAAACAGGGAGATAACGAGATATTCCGTCCCCAGATAGCCTATTTAGAACAGTTATTATATGCCCGATATCGGCTCAGTATGGATGAATTAGCCAAGATTAGCGAGTCTGATTTGCGCCGTAAACTGCTGGACAAAGATGAAAACCTGCTCAAACGTGGAGTATATCTAAATGAAACGGGAGGGCAGACGAAGACCAGTTCAGGTCCAATTATAATAGATGGAAATAAGAATGCTCAACAGAATATTATTGAGGCTATATTTGGCAATAATGATTTTCGTCGGACAGGAGAGAAAAGGGCACAGCGGACCATTACGATTACTATTTGTGACGAGGTAAAGGATTAATGGGTGTTGGATATCATACTATATTCCCTAAAATATGTCCTACGGTTTTTAGGGTAAGAAATACCGCCCGGGGTAATAAAACTATTCGCATCTTCAATTACCCCATTAAAAATGGTGCGGTAAGAGATTTGATGGATATACCTTATACTTCTGAAGCGGATATTAGACATGAATTGCTAAAAGGTAATTTACGAATCAAATTAGAAACTCGTGAAGCAAGAGTAGTAGAATCAAATATAAACTTATTACAATTTGATCCATGCCATAAAGCGTTTTTAGAATCAGTTGGCATCACGGTAGGTTTAGACACTCTAGGAGCTACTCCTTATGTGTTTAAACAAGGAGTACCGCTCGTTGGTGCCCGAGATAGTATTAATCGTATTTTTACCGTTCCGGATAAGTTTCTGCAAGGAGCTTTGGGAAACAACGATTTTCGTATTACTATTATTCATAACGGCAGAACGCTAATTGAAACTACTGATTATATAGTATCTGAATCTGGTGGGGCGGGCACAGGCTTTGATACTATAGAAATGGTTTCTCTTACGCCCAATGAATATAGTCAATTAATATCAAGTTATATGGTACGGTCATGACGGTTTATAGGCGTGTACATGCAGCAGATCAACAGTTAGATATCGCCGGTTCTTCTAATCCAGCAGATACTGTACTACCTTTAACTGATGAATCGGCAGGTTTAGGTGCCGTTATTCGCAGTGGGGTTGGCGGAACTATTACGGTTGCCGGGGTAGTATCCGGGCTATCTGGAATGTCTAGCGTAAGTGTGGGTAATTTTCTTACCCTGTCTAGTGTTAATAACAATGGTACTTTTCTAATTACAGAATTTATAAACGCTAGCACGGTAATTATTGAGCACTCTACTGCGGTTGCAGAAACTGGATTAGATTGGTCAGAGCGTTATCCCTATTCTTTAGCAGATGATCTTAATTATGTTCGTACTGATCGGGCACAGATTAAAGGGGTTGGATATGATCAGCCCGTACCAGAATATTATCGCTGTGCAGATACGGTTACTGCTGTTCCAGTTAATTTATCTAACATAGCTGGAAAGACCACTGATGCTAAGTCATTGGTTGTTAATCGGAAATTTGATAACGCTTCGATTTCGGTAGGTGATGGTTATTATTTAATGTCTGGAGTATATGGTACCTATCCATATGCTGATACAATTAATCGTACTGGAGTTCCTATAAGTGACGGGGCTGATGCAGGAAATCTAAACGCTACCGAGGTAGACATACTGGATGGGTACAGTTCATCGGGTTTATTTGTATTTGCTGGTACTCATTCTGGTTGGCGAATATACGGGCGTACACGGCAGGGAACTTATGGAGTAGATGGTTACAGTGTAGAGGTTGAATTCCGAGCTGTACAACCAGGGTTTCATTTAGATAGTTCAGTACCATATACATGGGAGGTTGAGCAACCTCCAAATTATATTGATTTTTATTATCCATATCGTGAATGTTTAGATAGCATGGACGAATCGGCTTTACGTACTATGGTAGTAAATGGGATAATTTCGGGACCTGGGCTACCAAAACCAACCCAGGTGGGCGAAGTTTTGTATTCAGTTAATGGAGAGAATTTTTCTGTAGCCATACCTCTCACTTCAGATCAGGGATGGTTAGTAAATGATCAGGGAATATTATTAGTACTTTAAGGGACAATAATGACTACCAGCGGTAAACATTGCGAACAAACAATTGAAAATGGTATTCATATTTCCTATTCTTTTGAGTATGATGATGCTACTGCTCGTGCTGCTGCTACCGGTTTGGCGTTAACTGATGTGGGTAAGTTTGCTCGCCAGTTGGATAATAATACTATTTGGATGCTTACCTCTATTACTCCCACTTGGATATCAGTAAGTACGGGTAGCATTTCTGACTCCAACAAAGTAAGAGTACCAGCGCTCAAAGCTACTGCCGGAAGTATTACCAAGGAGCAGGCGGTTAGGATAGTTGGTTACAGCCCTGGCGATTCTGCCATTACTTGTGAATTAGCCCAAGCGGATTCGTCAGCGACCATGCCTGCTTTTGGTATTGCGGAAGAGAATTTTACTAATTTAGTATCGGGCTATGTATTAATTGCAGGCGCGCTAACTGATGTTGATACAGACACTTTAACTGAAGGTAATACATTATATGTGTCGGAAGCTGTTGCTGGAGCCCTAACCGAGACCGCACCAACAACTGGTGTAATACAAACAGTAGGTGCTGTTGTATATGCCGATGCGACAAATGGTGTAATTAACGTTTTAATTCAGGATATACATGGCGACCAGCTTGGTGGTACTTTACATTCCGAAGCAACCACAACTGAAGCTGGATTTATGTCTGCAACTGATAAGGTATTATTATCCGCGAGTGGGATTGCTGCTGGGCAATTATTAAACTCGCAAGCCGCAGGGGATCCGGATTGGACAGAGAATGCCGCAATACGAACAATAGATTTAACAACCGGTTTAGGCGCACCTTCCTATGTAGAGGGAAGGTTATCATACGATAACACAAACAAAACGCTTAGGGTTTACAGTGATATATCAGACGTAGCGTTACAGGTCGGTCAGGAATCTTGGGTTCGTGTGGTAAACAAAACTGGCGCCACAATTACCAATGGACAATTAGTTTATATTAATGGCAGTTTCTCTGAGGTTCCTACTATTGCTTTAGCCCAAGCAGATAGTGCCGCTACGGTTGATAACTTTATTGGCATGGCAACACATGATATTGCTAATGATGAGGCTGGTTTTGTTACTACCATTGGTGTTGTTAATGATATAAATACGGTAGGATATTCGAATGGAGATAAGTTATACGTTTCAGAAACTGTAGCTGGTGCTTTTACTAACGTCGAACCAATTGCTCCGAACCTTTCTGCTTATATTGGTACGGTTACTTCAGTTGGAGTATTAGGTAAAATTTTCTTACAGGCTACTCGCCCCAGATACAGCGGAAATAGCAATCGTTTTAAAGTAGCTCCTAATCCTCCTTATGATTACATGACAATTAAGGAAGCGGTTGATGCAGCTATTGCGGCTGGTGCAAGTGCCAGTAATTGGTGGGTGATTGAAGTTTTTGCTGGAGATTATGTAGAGGAACCTACCTCCGTTCCAACCGGCATCATCATAACCAATACTAATGGAGAACGTCCAGGCGCAACAAATGTGATTGCATCTAATCCTAATGAGAATTTATATTCAATGTCAGGAGGAGCATTAATCGGACTCAATTTTTCGGGAGTAACCGATTCAGCAAAAGCATTAATTCGAATTGCTACAGTTGGAGAACCATCCAATGTGCTAAGCTGTTCTGTTAAAAACTGTTCTACTGGCATCTTTATAGGAGGAGGCGCTAGCGCAGTAATTCGTTGGCTAAGGGCTTCGGTAGCCCTAGCAGGGGATGAGATTACTGATGCTGCTATACATATTAACGGAGCTGATTCAACCGCATATATAACAAGCTGTATAATGACAGTAGAACCCGGAGTATTAGGGGGTTTTACAGATAATCCAATTGAAACTGCAATTAAAGCAACGGATCAGGGAAACGCCGAGGTGTTTGGTTGTTTGTTTGGAATTGCACCAAAGAACGCTAATCAATCTTGTATTTTTGTTAATGATAATGCTGGATTGTTGGTGCAGGGTTGTTGTTTTTATAACGCAAACGCGGCGCTTAGAACAGGAGCATCTGGGACTAATACTATTATTTCGACGGGCAATTGTTTAACTGATTGTACTGTTAATTTCGAGATTTTATCAGCAACTGGAACTATTTATGCACAAGGATCAATTGACGAATTAAAAACCAGCATTGTAGCAGGGGGATTATTAACCGGAATTTTAGAAGACAGGTCAGAACGTGAAAGTGTTATTATCGGCAGTGTTACGTATCAATTTCCAGAAAGTGGAGTTGGTCGCCGTACTGATTTGGGTCAGTTTTTTCATGACAACATGTCCAGCGGGCTTACTAATGGTGGCGGAGTAGTAACAGATGGAGGAGGATTAAGCGTTGATGTATCAGCAGGAACCGGTTGGGTTGTACGAGCTTCTCCAGTTGATTTAACCACTGTTACTTGGGAGGCTGACAATCTTGTTTTAACCGCTAATACACTTAATTGGGTTTATTATGATGGTGAGAATGAAGTGCTTGCAGTGGCTACTTCAGAACCAGGAGAATCTTCTATCAAATTAGCACAGGTAGCTACTAGCGGGGTAGGAGTACGGTTTATACATAAAGTATATTCAGAAGTAGACAAAACTAAACTTCGGTTACATGAGTATTTGTTAAGTACAAGAAAGTTTGCGTTAAATTCTGGATTAGCACTTACTCAAGGTACCGGAATCACAAAAATTCAAGTAGATTCCGGATCATATTATCGAGCGCTGGATTTGTTTTCTTATGCAGGCTCGGGTGGCGATGCTACTTTCTCATATTTTTATGGAGCAGATGGAGCAACCGAAATAGCTGGACAAACCAGTTTAAATATTACTCAATGGGATGATGCTGGTGTTCTTACGGTTATGTCAGATGGATATTATCGTACTGATACTGCTATATTAACTTCAGATGGTAGAATTAGTTTAATACTAGGTGATGAAGAATTTGAAACAGCAGTGGATGCCGAATTGGCAGATCGTGCTACAGTTCCTACATTTATGGAGGAGAGTGGTTGTTATTTAGCTCAAATTGTGGTTCTTAAAGGTAGTGGTATTGATAGTATTATAGATATACGCCCAGATCCAAACGCAGCAACTGCGTTATCAGGCGGGGGCGGAGGAGGGGTTACTAATCATAGTTTATTATCAAATCTTGGTTCAGACGATCATGTTCAATATTTGTTAACTGCCGGTTCTCGCGCTATGACGGGCAATCTTAATCTTGGTGCTAACAACATTACCAATGTTGGTACAGTAGATGGTGTTGATGTTTCTACCCATGCTGCCCGACACGTTCCTGGGGCAGCTGATGCAGTAACGACCGGAGTGCCTGTTGCAGTTACTGTGGGGACCGCTGCAACAGAAGGGGTGGGGGCTTCATTTGCTAGAAACGATCATCAACATGGAGTAGCCGCAGGCTCTCCGCTTACAATTGGAACGGCAAATAGCGATGGTGTTGCTGCTACTGTTGCTAGAGCCGATCACGTACACGCTCATGGTGATCAAACAGTGGGCACATTACACGCTGTCACGAGTAGTACCGCAGCAGGGTTTCAACCACAATCAAATTTAGCAGCGGCAGTAGCCCCTACGGTTAATGATGATTCTTCTGCGGGGTATGTAATTGGTTCCCGGTGGATAAATATTACTACTCAAACAGAGTATGTGTGTGTTGCCTCAACCGTTGGAGCAGCGGTATGGATTATCACTTCTTCTTCAACTATTGCTACTGGTAGTGGAACTGAAGTATCAGCTACCACTGATACCAGCACCACATCTGTGACTTATACGCAAATGGCTGATATGACATCTACTCCGGCAGTGGGTACATATTTAGTAACATTTTCTGCTAGCGGAAACAGTTCATCTGGTTTAGCTCAAGCTACTTATGCGATTCATGTAGCCGCAGCTGTTGTACAACGTTCAGAAAGGAACTTGGCTTGGAATGGCGCTTCTCATACGAATTCTTTTGAAACCGCCTTACATAGTCAGGCTATAGTTACAGTAA